CTTGAAATAATTTATTGGGTCTTGCATCCGGATGGCGTGGTCAATTTGGCGACAGGGTAGGCACCTGCCGTAGGGCTTCCCGTGCTTCGAGATGCGAAACTCACTATCGTCTTTTTCGTTTTCGCACTTCGGACATTTCTTCATGTTACTTGTACCCATGATAGCGGAGGAAAGCATCGTAGAATTCAAAGAAGACATCAAGCCTCATTGATACAATGCTTTCCCCCGTCCGCATTCGATTACGCCTATGAATGACCACAGGTAGATCAGGGCAGCCAGACGCTACTCTTCCTCGTTCGGCTTGAGCAAGCGCGCCATAGAGGTCGAGGCTCTCTTGCCTTTTCGCTTCGATCCAGAGATGTGGAGGTCCGTATAGGTCGGCAAAAGCGGTGAGCCCTCGGCCACCTCCACTAAGTGGCGACCGTTCCGTGTGAACACCCATGTGGTCGGTGAAGTATCGTGCAAGTTCTCTTTCATATGCATTCCCCTTCTTCTGCTTACTAGTCGTCATCGTCGTAGCCCCGCTTGGCGCGGCACGGCTTACAAAAATAATGACCTTTCGGCCTCTCCTCTTCATCGCCGCAATCCATGCACGGCCTGTTCCACATTTTTACCGTCTGAGCGCGAGCAACAACGTACTTCGCGCCTTCAAATTCTTTCAGTTCTAATCGTACCAATATGCGTTTGAGTGTATCGACGCAGCACCCTATGCGCTTCGCCATTTCTACCAGTGTCATCGTGTCGTGATTTTTTTCGAGGAAGGACACGTCGTCCTCGCTTAGCTGGATCGTACGTGGCATCTTCACCTCTCTGTTGTTTTGTCTTTATATGATTACACGTTAAACGCAAGTTAATCATTACGGATGCGGAACGTAAGGGCGGTGCTATTGACAAAGGGCGCTCAGAGGTTTATTAACCTCACCGAGTTTGAGTTTAATTTATTGATTTGAACTGGCGCGAAGCGCCGTTCATCAATTATTTAATTCATGTTCTTCAGTTGTCACGGCTCCTGCCTTCGGCCCGCCGTGACGAATTAAGTTTCAATCACCGTTTAATCAACGTTTTAATTAAGGCATGTCGGCCCGGTAGGGCCGAGGTGAGACCCGCACTATGAAGAAAATTACGCCCCCATTTCCACCGCCCATGTCGCCTGATACAATCGTTGCAGGATTTGATCTCGGACTAAAGACAGGCTTCCACCTCACAAGACGACACCCGTCAATGCCCGACGCACCGGGCGAGCTTGCGCACACGGGCACCATGGATTTCGGGAAAGACGCACAGCCAAACCGCAAGGCCAAAGAGCCACGCAACTACGAGCTGATTGCGTCTTACTCGGACCTCATGTTCAACATCATCTTCGGCAACTTCAAGCCGGACCTTATCATGTGTGAGATGCCACCCAATCAATTGCAGGGCCATGCTCGTATGACGATGCTAGGCTTGCACTGGCAGCTTCGAGCGTACGCAGGAGGCGAAGGCATACCGATGTACTCGGTCGCAGTCCCGACGTTGAAGAAGTGGGCGACCGGATCAGGCAAAGCAACTAAAGATGAAATGGGCGAAGCCGCCCGCAAGTTTTATGATGGAGTAATCACCGATGACAACCACGCAGACGCAATCCTCGCAGCCCACTACGGCTACGAAAAACATGTTCTCGGAATTGTCTGATGCTGAACTCCCCGACGTCAACAAAAGCAACCGCCACCTCTACTCGGACGAGCAATGGATACAGCTTGTCTCCGAATGGCGCAGACGTTACCCGATTATTGCTGAGCACGTCGCGGACTTGCGAGAGCATTTCCCAGAAGCAAGCGTCGAGTATATTGGACGAGACGGGAAGACCCGGTTCTACGATAACATCGGCGCTGGCCGCAGGCCGAACGGAAGTCGTGGGAACTTCCCCCCGTTTCTCGCTACGAAAGTTCGAGCCACTCGTGAATAACGGCTAGCGGACGCAGGAGTTCCTTGGAGATGTCCTTCGGCGTCCAGCCGTGCAGCGCCATCTCTTTGGCCTTCTGCTTTGTGGACATATTCGTGACCATCTGGCGGTCGCCTGTCTTCATATGTGTAGCCCACCCGATGAACGTGCGAGCGTCATGTAGCGGCGTCCACTGACGCACCTTCCCATACGAAGCCTCGATCACCATATCGACGTGCCAGTCAGCACCGACCTTGGCTTCGAGCTGTTCGAACGGCGGCACCGAATACTTCCCGTTCCAGATGCCAGCCTTCTGCTTTGCTGTCTCTTCGTCTCGATATACTTGCGCAATGCGTATCTGTGTTTCAAGCACGGTGAGCTGGTTCGTCGAGCCTGCCTCACGTCCAAGCCCGTCTTCGCCCGGCTTGTTGGAGTGGTGCATGAGGATCACGGACATGCCAGCATTACGCAACTTGACGGCCAGACGATTGACGCGCGCCCACTCTTCGGCAGAGTTTTCTTGCAGGCCAGACCACGCAGTCCGGATCGTATCGATCACCACAACGTCTGGCTTGAAGTATTTGATCCACCCCTGAAGTTCCATGATGCCTTCGGGTGTCTTCAAATTCATGTCTTGGTCTTCCAGCCATGGCGTCCAGACAGAGAACCTGTCGCCAGCGTCGCCAAACATTTGGTTGAGTTCCTTCAGACGAACGCCAAGGTCACCCCGACTAAGCTCGAAGTCCACGTACAACACGCGGCCAGAGTGCTTGATCTCATTGGCCTGCCCGAAGTGTCGGCAACCGGCGGTCATCGCATACAGTGCGTGTTGCACGTACATCGTCTTGCCTGAGCCAGAGTACCCGTGGACTTGGACAATTGTCTGCGGCGGCAACCACGGCTCGATGAAATACTCTTGGTTTTTACCGCTTTCGATAAGTTCTTGGGCGTCGCTAGACGTTATGAGTTTGCGCTGGCGGACTGCGCCTGACTCAACCACTTCGATCTCCGGGCGCTTGTAGATGTACTCGCCCTGCTCATTGAAGCGTTCGGGATGATTGCGCTTCTCCATCTGTTCGACACTGCGCACCGTCGCCTCGAACTCAGCGTCGGGCAAGTGATCCATGAAGAAGTGATCCATAAAGTGCCGGACCTTCACGCGAAGCTCAGCGCCGAAGTAACCTTGCAAGATGCACTCGCTGGCATAGCGCATGACCCGGTCGTTACGTCCGTTGCTCTCGCCTGTCGGGATGCGGTTGTGTGCGAAGCCCTTCTCAGCGATGTACTTCTCGGTGCGTTCCCACTCGGTCAGCAAGTCCTTGGCCGAGAATGAGATGTTGGACAGGTCGAGATTTTCAAAAACAAATACCTCGTCCTTGTCGGCTGGGTGACTGGGTCGCCAGTCCTGCCATACTGGCATGTCGTCATCTGGGTCGAAGCCTTGAGCGATGTCCCACTGGTAATTCTTTGATGGGGGCAGGAGCGCATACGATCCATCCCCTCGGAAATCGAGGCCATCCATCTTTGGCCAGTCGGTCCCTCTACTATTATTCCCCGCGCGCGGACCCCTGCGCACACCATCCCGTGGGTGTTGGAACCACAGGTGACGCCCGCGCTTTGTCTTTACCGTGATAGGGGAACGCATACCGCAATTGATCGCGTGTTGGAGGGCGGCTTCGTTGTCGCAGTCCACGATCACCACGCCGGAAAGTTCGCCAGTGACGATTGCGATCTGAGCATCTGGGCGAATGCGGAACCATTCGCTGACTTCATCTGGTGTAGGTGCCCGGTCCTGATACTCTAGCCATTTGACCATTGGTCGCTTGGTGTCTGGCCGGATTGGAATGATTGAGAAACCTCTGTCTAGGTACTCAAGCGCCTGATCCTCAAGCGTGGCGTTCTCCGGTGGCTGCATCATCATGTCCTTCAAAGTAATCGTCAACGTTAAGCGCAGGGAACGCAAGCTTGATGCTCTCAAGAGTGCGGCTGCTGAGTGAGCCCTGTTTGATCCAGCGATAAGGAGTAGTTCTGGCGCATCCGATCTCGGCGGCGAGGTGAGAAACACCGCCACAATCATCGATCATTTTTTTCACGTTAAAGCGCATGAAGGTCTCTATTTCTCAGTGGATTGGGTTGACACTGTAGCAGAACCATGACACAGTCCGGCCCTCAGATCAAGTATCAGTTTCACCAAGGTAACCACCACATGCCAATCCGTCTACCCGTCGAAGAAGACGAGAAGCCCCCAAAAATCCACCCACCAAGCGACGATGCGCTTGATGCTGCTAGGACATTCGGCAGGATCAAAAAAGAATTTGAGGAATGGGGCGCGAAGATTGCTGAGAAGCGGCTCACTCCCGCCGACCATGAAGCCCTGCGTGAGGCGAAGGCCATGCGTGAGGCTAGCGACCGCCAGAAACAATTGATGGGCAGGCTTGCCAGCTTGCCGAAGGGTATCCCCGAAGAGATGCGAGAGCAGCTTATAAGGCAGGTCATGCTTGGGGACTATGCGAAGCCAATCGAAGTTGGTGCAGGCTTCGTGAAAAAGACTTCCGGTGACCATCGCAAGATCGTCCCGGTTGAGCAAATGTTCGAAGACTACGAACGAGAACAGGAAAAAATTAACGATGAAACTTAGAGCACAAGACCCCACTGGGGCTGTTCCGCACCCCACCCGTCCCGGCCAGCCGATTGTCGCTGAGCCATTGGACATTGAGATCGACTTCGCGGCCCTGCCCGAAGCATCTCGTGAAGCGATCAGTGACTTGGACAGTATGTATGCTGCCATGGATAAGCTGAAGGAAGAGATCAAGCAGCGCGAGATCACCCTTGAGGCGGAGATCGATCACGGTTCATGGTTGCCAGAGATGCGCGACCACGAAGACGTTACCGTCACGATCAAGGACGGGCCTATTGCAGTGATGCAGGTGAAGCGCGGCACGTCTCGCACGTTTGATCCCGACATGATCGACACGATCTATGGTGCCAGCGTACCGGACTACATTCGCAAGACGTATTCGCTGACGCCAGCACAGATGAACAAGCTGCCAGAGGGCGAGCAGCTTCAACTATCAGACGCCATCGTCTGGAAGCCCCGCAAAATCCGAACGAAGAAGGTGTAACCAATGTTCAAATCCACATCCGAAGCAGGTGCCAAGCACCACAAGACCTTGCTCTATGCCCACCACGGCTGGGGCAAGACGTACCAATTCCGGTTCTATCAAGAGGCGTACGGCAAGGGCCTGATCCTCTCCGGCGAGGGCGGGCTTGCGTCTCTTGCGGACGTGGACATTGACTACGTCGAGTTCAAAGGCTGGTTCCCTGAGCACCACCCGAACCTTGACCGCGAGAACAATCAGCTCACCATGCGTGAGATCATCAAGCTGATTGCGTCTGACGAGTTCAAGGCCGAAGGCTACAACTGGATCGGCATCGACAGTCTCACCGAGATGTCCGACATTTGTATGGCCGACGTTGAGCGTAACTTCGAAGAGAAGACCGACATGCGTAAGTGGCAGGACTATGAGCGCCAGATGATCGGCGCGCTCAAGTTCATTCGCGACCTTCCCATGGAAGTATTGGTCACGTGCCTCGCAAAGGAAGAGAAAAACGAAAACGATGGGACCGAGTATTGGCCGATGGTGAACCAAGCAAAGGTCGCCAAGAAAGTGCCAGCGCTGTTCGACCACGTGTTCTGCGGTATCAAGACCACGGAAGACAGCGGCAGCGGTCTCATCTCGAAACGTCATGTCATCACGGACGAACTTCGTGGCTGGCATGGTAAGACCCGTGACCCGCGCGGGAAGCTCGATGCAATCGAGGAAGGCGGGAACCTCACGGAGTTGTTGAAGCGCGTTCGCGATAAATCATAACTCTCATTTTCATAGCGCTGACATAGGAGATAAACATGTCACAATGGAATGGCTTTGATAGCCTTGATCTGTCCGGGGTCGAAGAAGAGCAGGGTCGCAAGACGCTCTCACCCGGCAACTACGTTTGTGTAATCACAGACGTTGAAATCCAGACCGCCCAGTCCGGCGGCAAGTATCTGGAAGTCACACTCACCGAACCGTCCCTCGGCCAAATGGTCATGGATCGGATTACCGTACACAACAAGAGCCAGCAAGCGGTGGACATTGGGTTGACCCGTCTGAAAACGCTCTTGACGTTTGCGGCGCACCCGAACCCTGACAAGCCGGGGGACGTGTCTTCCATGAAGGGCCTGAAGGTTGGTGTCCGCGTCGAGCAGGGCGACAACTGGAAGGACAAGGAAGGCAACGTCCGACCGGGCGGCGGTCAGCCGCGCAAGTATGGTGCGTACTTCAGCGCCACGGACGACAAGGTCGCGCTGGGCGAGCAGGCTCCGGCACCAAAGAAAGACGCTGCGGCCACGGCCAACAAGGCGTCTGACTTCAACGACGAAATTCCGTTCTAAGGACTATCTGCATGGCTAAAGTTGTTTTCAAAGTCGAAGACCTCCTAGAGAAGATCGACGCCTCATGGTCGCGAGACGGTGAGAGCCGCGCCTACATTGGTGCGTCCATGATTGGAAACGACTGCATGGCCTTCTTGCAGATGGGGCTACGGGGTTATCCGCAGGAGCCGTTCCCACCGAACGTCCTGCGGATTTTCCGTGATGGCCACCGCATCGAAGACGCTGTTGTTGCTGACCTGAAGAAAGCTGGCATGACTGTGTTTGAGGTGAGTGGCCTCACGGGCAAACAGTACGAGTGGAAGTCCTTCGGCGGGCATGTCAAAGCCCACGCAGATGGGCTCGTGGAGTTGGAAGAAGGACGTCCGCTCGCATTGCTTGAGATCAAATCCATGAACGATGCCCAGTGGGAGAAGTTCGTGAAGTCTGGCGTGAAAGTTTCGCACCGGAAATACTATGAGCAGATGATGATGATGATGGGCATGGGCAAGATCGCTGACGCCCTCTTCGTCTCGTACAATAAGAACACATCCAAGTACCACGCCGAGGTCGTTGAATATGATGACCTTGAGTTTGAGTATGTGAAGAACAAGATCGAGCAGACGTTAGGCGGCAACCGGACCCGCGCGGCAGATATACCTGAACGCTTCGCCTGCAAGTGGTGTTCTCGCAAGACGGTATGTTGGACAGAGGATGACGATCATCGGATCGAAAAAGTTTGCCGGACATGCGAGCACTCGCTTCCAACGGAAGACGGTGGCTGGCACTGTTCGCTTCATGATCGCCAATGCAAAGACCCATGCGATAAATGGGAACGTCTCAAATTAAAGGAAGCACCATGACCCACGGACACGACGAACTACTGAGCGACTTACTCGCCATTGAGAAAGACATTGGCGCTGATCAAGTTGAAGAGATCGCACTCGTCGCTGAGATCGAGAGTGTTGATAGAAATCTGAATGCCATGCGGCGGACAACCACGACCGAGAAGGATGCACTCCGCAAGGCAGAGGATAAGGCGCGACATTCGCGTGAGCGTCTTACCGAACTCCGACAGGGGATCGCCAAGAAAATGACGACGCGAGCAACCCTCATACACAAGTTGGATTATCAAGATGTCTGATGCCATCAACCCTGACCACTACAATAAAGCTAAAGGCACCCAGATCACTGCCTTCATCACGGAAGCCGACCTGCCATACTGGCAAGGCTCAATGATCAAGTACGCGTACCGCGCAGGACGCAAGGTGCCTGAAGGCAAGACGCCCGACGAAGCGGCGCTGCAAGACTTGGCCAAGGCCGAGTGGTTCCTGAACTTTGGGATGGAACAACTGCGCGCACGTGTGCTTGCGGCGGGCGGGACCATCCCGATCACTCCCGCAATGCGCGAGCAGGCCCGACGCGATGATCGTCTGGCGGAACACATTGCCTCATTGCCAGAAAAATCTGCCGCATAACGTGCGGTTCTGGACGACCTTCCGACCCCTGCCGTACTACGGTGGGGGTTCGTTTTTTCTTATGGAGACCAACATGTCAAAACTCATCCCATTCCCGAAACACAGCGCAGTGATCCTCGACTTTGAAGAATGCAAAGCCAAGCTGTTGAAGGGCGAAGAATTTGAAGGGCATGAGAAACCCGACGTTGTCGAAGTCGTGATCCACGAGGGCAAGCAAATCCTGAAGGGGCCAGCCCAATGCAAGTCTTGCGGCCATGAGTGGGAGCACATGTGCGACATTGGCGAAGGCTTCACGCACCAATGCATCAAGTGCGGATCAGATAAAGGCGTCTGGAAGACGTTCGTCTACACCGAAGAAGGACGCGCTCGCCGCATGTGTGGCTATTGTGACAGCGAGCTATTCAGCATCTATGGCAACGGGGAAATCCTATGCGCCGGATGCGGGACGGTCACCGATCTGAGGAAGGACTATGAAAGTCTCGAAGCTCAGACCGGAGAGAAGCCGCCAGAGGAAATCTAGCTTCCGAACTCGGAACCAAACTCACCACCGAAATCACCGCCGAAGTCGGAGCCGAAGCCAGAGCCGCTATCGCCTCCGCCTTCACCACGTCCCGGCCCAGCGACCGTGTCCACAATGGCTTCGCGGGCTCGACGGTTACCGCCTACAACAGGGATGCGAGACGCTATTGCACGGGCACCTGCGCGCTCCTTGCCGTTAGTGTCGTTGCCCTTGGCTGCGTCGATTGCGCCAGAGACCGCGTCGAAGCCGCCCCATGCTGTGCCGACTGACGGGCCACCGACATTGCCGAAGAAGCGCATCGCTCCATACGCACCGCCTTGGTCTGCCTGCGCCACACTATCGTGCATCATCTCAGCCATGAGACCGAAGCCGCCCATCATCATGAAGCCTTCGTAGAACCAGCCAGCGAATTGGTCCGCCTCGCTGTCCTCTTCGAAGAACTTGAACATGCTATCGCTCAGCAGGCGCTTACGGAAGAGCTTGTCATCTTCCTCGGAGCGCATCTGTGCAACGTCTTTGACGGCCAGTGTGCCCGCACCTGCGGCTGGACCCATGGTTGCGAAGAGGGCGAGCGGTGCGATACGGCGACCGCCTCCGATACCCCCGCCAGACACAGCGTTCATGAAGACGTCCTTGCCGTAGCGGCTCATCATGAGCGGGAACGACTTGAGCTGGAACATCATCGCGCCAATCGGAGACTGAGCCCAGAGCGGGATGTCATTCGGGTTCGGCGTGAAGATCGCCTCGTTCGAGAACTTGACCATGGCTTCAGCGATGGCCGGAGTTTCGTGGAGATCGTAATCCTTCAGGCGCTTGTTGTCAGCCAGCAGGTCTGTGAGACCGTACGCACGAAGGACGCGATAGGCTTTCTTGAAGGCTGCGCTTTGGTCCCTAACGTCTTTGCCGGGGACCATATGCTTCATGGCCCGGTCGAACTCAGTGGAAAGCCACTCGTATCCGACGGCACCAGAAATCTCACGGTTCATCTTCGTCCACGGCGAGAGCCCGGTCGCGTTGAAGAATGCGACGGTGTTCTTACCGAAGGACGAACCGTAGAGGTTGGTCATTCGCTCGTGGACAATGTTGTCGATGGCAACGCCAGACGATTTGATCATGGCGCGATAGTCAGGATCGCCAGCGTACTTCGCCACTGCGTCTGCCCATGCTTTCATGTTGCCCGACTTCATGATCGGGAGCACCAAGTCACCCAGCGAAGTCAGCGCGGTGTACGAGAGGAGCGTGAAGCTGTTCAGGTTCCGCATGAAGCGAGACGTGGTGTCCGAAGCGTCGTGCATCCAGCCACCGCCAGTGTTTGGTGAACGTCGCTGCGCAACGCGCATGGTCTTCATGGCATGGTCAGCTTGGTTTGGCTTGAGTGGAGCGCCGAACTTCTGGCGATCAGTGAGGCCACCGACGATAGCGTTGACGCGCTTCGTGTACGTGTCTTTGGCGTACTTCGGAACATCGTCGCCTTGCAGGCTCATGAGGAATGCGCGGGCCGCTTCAGGTCCGTTCTCCTCGTGTACCTTCATCGCTTGGCGAGCGTTGATGACAGCCAGCTCATAGAGCCCTTCGTCTCGCACGCCGCTCTCAGTGGCGAACGGCATACGCACGCGCTGCTCGAACGTGGTCTCGATCACAGTGCCGGGAGCTTCGCCCTCGACGTTGAACTGCTTGCTCATCTTCTTCTTGATCTTGTTCGAAGACAGAAGGTGAGTGATCTCTTCGCCAATGTCCGCGCCTGTCATGATGGCCATGTAGTCGTGGAAGCCGTGGGCCTGCTCACCAAACTGGCGTGCGAACTCGATACGACGTTGTGAACTGTCGATGTACTTGGCAGTGATCGCGTCCAGATTATCTTCGAGATAATTGCCAAGGGTTCCCAAGTGCTCTTGGAAATCGTCGAGACGGATCATCCGCTGATAGTCAACGTGCTCAGCTTGAGGTGAGCGAGCGCCGCCACCGGGCGGCGGAAGCGCAACACCGTCTTCGTCTTGCAGGCGCGTGGCCACAGTGCGGGCCTTGTTGATCGCCTGATCAAGAGACATTGGTTCCGGGGAGTTGACCCGGCTTTCGTCCATGAAATAGGCGGCCAGCTTGTTGACGAAGTCTCCATAGTTCTGGCGAATTTTCTCAGGGTTCCAGACCTGCGGGAAATACGACTTAACGTGGCCGACCATTGTGCCAGCGTCTTTGAGTTCTTCGTACTGGTTCTTGAACATCCGACGCAGCTCATCGTATGCCTTACGCTCAAGTGGAGTGAGCGCAGCCTCTTGGTCTGAGCCGGGTGAGCGGCGCAGGGCAGCAACGATCTTGGCGTGAGACGCGGGCTGTTTGGCTTTGACGCCGGGTGCAACTTTGCGAATTTGGAAGCCGCCGGGGCCTTCCTCCATCCACTTGGATACGCCCTTCTTAGTGTCAGGCAGTGAGCGCAATGCTTCGTAGATAGGCGCGAACTTGCGTCCAGTCGCGGCGGCCAGACGTTCGAAGTGTCCGGTGCCGCTCTGACGGTCAGGCTTGATCCAGTCAGCGAACCAGTTGAGGCCGTTGTTGCGGAGCACCTCAGTGTTCTCGCCAGCAACGTAACGCCACATGCGACGGAGAGAAGACTGCTCGCGCGGGGAGGGCAGCTTGCCTTCAGCCATCTTGGCCATACCAGTTGCGACTTCAGGTTCACCGCCAGCCTTACCGATCTCGTCGGCCAGACGTTGGACGTCTGCTTCTTCGAGGCGACCCTTGGTGGCCATGATCTTCATGAGTGTTGGGCTCAAGTGGCGAGCACTCTCGGCCATCTCTTCCCAGTTACGGCTGCCGTCTGGCATATGGGCATCGAACTTTTCAGCGAACACAGACTTGATCTGACGCTCGGCTTCGAGCGGCATAAGGAAGTTGGTCTCGGTGGAGAGGTTGGGTCCACGGCGCGCAAGACGTCCGTCGCCAGTGACGGCAGAGGTTCCCTCACCATCGATCACGCGTGTGCCGATGATTGCGTCGTAGCCCTTCTCCTTGAGGGCCATGCGTACGAGCGCAGCACCCTTCTGGTGAGAGCCTCCGCCAGCAAATTGTGCCAACTCAAGGAAGAGTTCGCGACCAGTGATGACGTCCTTGCGAATGTCAGGAATACTGTCACTCGTTGGGAAGCTGTCAGGCACCGTCTCGCCAAGGTCGCGTGGGCCAGAGCGGGCGAGGATACGCTGGTTGAACTTGCGCAGCGCCTCTGTCATTTGCTCGGCGTTGGTGAACTTGCGACCCATGTACTTGCGCATCATGTGGGTCATGACCGGATAGACCAGCTCGGTCCAATCTTTCGTGCCAGTGTATGGATCGATAGCGTCTCGTGTCGTCTTGAACAGGCGGCCCTCGCTGAAGTCAGCGGGGTTCGAGATGCGGGCGTACACAGGCTGGTAGACTTGTGGGTCGATGCCCAGCTTACCGAGGCCGGGAACCTTGCCGCCACCTTCGATGAGCGATCCGCCATCAAAGCCATCAGAGATTTCACGGGTCATCGTCGGGATTTGATCTTCATACCCTTTGGCTTTTGCGTGCAGTGCGGCAGCCTTGACGCGCTTGCCCACTTCAGCAGCCTCATAGGCGCGACGTCTCAGTTGGCCAGCCTTGCGGAGAGCTTGCTCACGGCCAAGGATTTTGACCGACATCAGTTTCATCTGCTGCTCAGTGAAGCCCTGTTCGCGCATGAACTCCGGCCAGATGTCGTCGAAGCGACCGAAGCCCAAGGTGCTGTCGTCGATGGCAGCGTATGGCGAGCTGTAAATTTTGGTGCCGCTACCGTAGATGCCGTCGTACTGCTTGGGTGGTGGGCCACCGTCAATGCTTGGAACGCGCGCGCTCTCAGGCCCGGTGCCGACGAAGAACGGGCGAGGTGCATCGTCCAAGCCGCGCACTTCCCAGCGCTGTCCGAGGAACTGCAAGATTTCTTTCTTGCGTGCATCAGACGATAGCGACCATGCAGCCGCAGCGTCTTCTCGCGCCCGGTTGAGCATCAGGAATTTATCGGCTGGGTCAATGGCTTTGTCACGCAGCTTGGCCAGCATCTCGTTCAGGTCGAACATCGCCATCTCTTCGTATGGGTCTTCGGTTCGGAACACTGATTGGTAGCGGTCGAGGTTCGGGACTTCCTTGCGGAAAGCCTTGTTGGTTTGTCCGTTCAGAACATAGGCCACAGCATCGGCCAGACGTAGCGCTTCGGCAGCCTCCGATGGGGTCATCTGAGTGAACATGTAGTCGTCGCTGCGGGTGAAGTGAGACGCTACTTTCTGAGCCAGAGACGTAGGATCGCCGGTACTCTCGACGCCCTCAACCTTGTGGACGCCACGGATGATCAGCTCATCGGCCAATTTCTTGATTGTTACGCGCGGGAGCACGCTCTTTCCGGCTTCGTAATCCACAGTGTTCGTGGCGATTGGGCGGAAGAAATCGCGAGCACCTGAAATGCCCAGTATACCCGACAGCTCACCGTTGCCAGCGCCGGGTTCGGCCTCGCCAACCAAGTTCGCAACGCGGAAATGGTAGGTCCGCATGGCGTCTTGGCGTGCGGCGTTCCGGTGGGTCATCTTGGAGTGGACAACTTGGATGGCTTCACGCGCTTTCGGGAAGAGCGTGTCGTCAGACCAGCCTTCGGTGGCGGACAGTTCGCGACCGATAGCGGAGCCCACATCAGGGGTCAGGACTTCCGTCTTGATCAGGTCGTGGACTGGGTTGCTGTTGTCCCGGCTGATGAGTTCGGCAGCGATGCGGCGTGCCTTCTCTTGGGATACCAAGTCTTTCTTCTTGCCGAGGTCACGCATCTTAGCGTTGAGCGCTTCGTCGCTGAGAGACTTGTAGTCCGTTGTGTCTTGGAACTCGACGCTGTCTGCATCAGGAGACTTGCCGTCAGGGCGTGCCTTACGGAGCATACCAGCGAGGCGCATACCGTCGTCACGTGATTTGGATAGACGCTCCTCCGCAGACTTGCGTGCAGCAGTCATCATCTTCTGCTTTTTGCGGAAGCCTTTGCCTTGGCGGCTTGCGGTCTTCAGCTCAAACTGACGGCCAATGGCAAGCTCGGTCTCGCCTTCGAGTGAGTTGAACTTCTTGCGGGCCTTGTCGAGGATGTACTTGATCTTGCCGTCGAGCATGAAGGTGACACCGTCTTCAGAGGTTTGCAAAACCTCCTCCAACTTGCGCGCACGTGCAGCCTGCTGGCCAGCAGAGAGGACAGGCATAGACTTGGTGGTCTCGTCGTAGCCGAGGATTTCGTAGATTTTGCCGTAGATTTCACGGGCCGCACCAAACGTCTCGTTGAGAACTTGGAAGGCGGGCGTGTCTTTGGAGCGGCTGTTGCCAGCCAGACCGTAGAGTTCGTTGGCCAGATCGGTGGCAGCATCAATGATGGCCGACGGTGATTGCGCTTGGAACGCTTCGTCGAGCTGAGCGTGACGATCTCGGATGGAGAACATCCGACCGTAGATGACTTGGCCCGTCTTGGTCTTCGGCTTGGTTGGAGCCTGACCCAAGATGCGTGCGTCTTGTGGGTCTGGAACCAGCGCGGCGAAGAGATCGGTGAGGTCGTCATCGGCAACGTCTTTGCCATAGAAGAAGCGATCCACGATTTTCTTGGCGTAAGCTGCGATCTTCGCCCAGAACGAGGTGGTCTCAGCGTAGCGGGTGAAGAGCTTATCTGCGCCCTCCATCTGCGTGCGCGCTGCCCACATCATGAACTGGTTGGCAAAGAGTTCGGCTGGCTTCTTGATTGAGTTGGAACCGCCTACGCCCATAGCTACAGTTGGCAGGATGTCGATTGGGTTGGCGCGTGCCAGAGCGGCTTCGTCTACCAGACCTTCATCGTTCATGTACTTGCCCATCTGGTCCCAGAACTGAGACTTCTGAGCATAGGTCAAGCCACGATCATAGAGCCAATGGCCAATCTCATGGAGAGCGATCATGGACTTAGGCAGCTCCCAGCGCTCACCTTTGATCTCAGTGTTGATGCCCACCTTGCCCGTGGTCTGATTGTATCCGCCTTGCCTTGCGCCAGTGTACTCAAAGCCGGGGCCGGTGTTGTACTCGACCGCGTTCGGGCCTTGCGAGATGCGGGTCAGGAGCGACTTGAGCTGAGTTACTTCGCGTGGCGTCATGCTGCCAGCGATGCTGTCCAGTTGGTTGAGGCTCTCTTTGAGGGTTGGCGCGTCTGGACGGATGAGCTTGGCTGGGACCATGTCATCGATCAAGGCGTACAGCTTGCTCATGCTGTCGGTGAAGTCGTACGCAGGCGTGGTGCCTTTTCGTCGTGTGGCTTCGCCCAGCTTAGGGCTGTCGATGTCGTCTGTGTCTACGTCGCTGATGCGTTGGACGTCACCGTTGTGCTCAGGGTTCTTGGAGAGCACGACGGCTTCGTCTCGATCCCAGTGCAGGGAGTGTTCAAGCTGATCGACGTAGCTCTTGAGCTGTCGGTAGGTGGCGGTGCCCTCTGCGATCTTGACGCCGAGAACATCAAAGGCATTGAGGAACTGCTCTTTGTTGACGCCAGTGCCGAGGGTCGGCAAGTCTTCCACGCGTGAGCGGAACGACGTCCACTTGGTGGCCGCGTTCTTTGGAATGAATGTGTCAGACGCTTCACGCGCGGTCATGTAAGACGAAGACCGGAACGACTGCGGATCATACACTTCGAAGGTGTTGAGCGCGCGAGCTGAGTTGGAGCCGGAGCCACGCTCGACGTAACCGATCTCAAACTTGGAGATGTCGGACTTACCGAGGAGTTGGGCCACGCCATGGTTGGAATTGATCTGCTTCTGGGAGAGCACGCGGACTGAGACGGCACCGCTTTCGCTGTCAGGGATGGACCGGATCGCGAGGACGCGGCCATCGTCTGTGACAGGCGGGAGGTCGTTTGGAACGCCAGTCTCTTGGGCTTTGACCTTGTTGAGGTCGAGCGACTTCATGCGCTTGGCGAACTCGGCAGCATCGATCTTGCCAGCGATGTAGTCAGCAGAGATTTCTTTGGCGGTCTGAAGCGTGGTGCTTTCGACGGGCACATCGTCCAGCTCGACGGGCGCGGGGCGTCCGTTCTGCTTGGCCATCATCATATCTTCAGAAGACCATACGCCTTTGCCCGGACCCTCGTTCGGGTTGTACCACAGGATTTCACCAGCCTGTACGCGGCCAGCGTCTTGCGCTCGATCATTGCCGTCAGCGATGAAACGGATCGGCTTATTGTTTCTCGACGCGACGATCTTCGCTTGGTCTACGCCGATAGCTTTGATGTCGGGGTTCTTCTTGGCCACGCGTGCAACACGCTTGGGGATTTTGCCGCCCAGCGTCTCACGTCCACGTGTACTGTCGCCGCCCGTGCCATCTTGGATACGAGCTAGCGGCCCGACGCCAGTGTCAGACCGCTTGGGTACGAATTGACCACGCTCGGCTTTCACTTGGGCGTAGACGTCTTGTGTGATCTGACGGCGAAGCGCGTCCTCTTCGTCGAAGCCAAGCGGGCCATCGTTTTCGATCTCGGCTTCTTCGAGGCGGCGCTTGATTGCTTGGTCGCGTAGCATACGAATGCGGCGCGTCTCGGCAGGCGTCCAGCTATCAGCCATCTCTTCGATGATTGGTTCTTTGAGGCGCTTGAGGTGCTTGTGCAGGTGGACTGCTGAGTTGGCGGCTGTGATGCCCAGCTTATCACCGATCTCGGCGTGGCTCAGTCCTTGTGCGCGTAGCTCAGCGACCTTCGCTCCGGTGTCAGTGAGTTGTTGGCCGGTCGGCCCCTTGCCAACGTCGAAGCCGTTATCGCGCAGGAGGTGGCGATACTGAGTGACGGTGCCAAGGCTCAGACCAGTGGTTTCGGAGATTTCCACGTTGGTGCGATAGGTGCCGTCTTCTTTCTTGGCGGCGCTGAGAACCTGATCGAGAGTGCCGCCGGGGCGCAGCTTGCGTGGTTGAGGCTTCTTGCCTCGGTTGTCCATGATGATGCGGACGCCCTCGCTGTCGTACTGACCCTCGGCCATGTCGTCGATGGTGTTGTCAGCCTTGATGCGATTGTACGCAGCCACGCCAGTCGCTTCGTCGGTCGCGTCGATCAGGAACTTGCGCGCAGCAGCGGCAATCGACTCATCGACAGAGTTCACCATGTCAGCGATCTCAGTACGGTTCATACCGAACTTGCCGCCCACTGCAATGAATGCAGCGTCGAGCTGATCGTCGGTCGCGATCTCGCGCGCAACCTTGGCTACGGTGCCACGGTCGGCGTCCCGCTTGGCCTGTCGAGTTTCCTCGGCTCGCTGAGCGCTAGGTGTGTCTCCGGCCTCGGCCTCAAGACGAGCCTTGACTGCGTTGTATGTCTTCTTGGTGACGCGTCCCTTGTATTTCTTGGACTTACCAAGGGTGGACGTTACGTCATCTGCGATGCCTTCTTCTGATTTAATCAGGCCAGTGAGCCAGTTCTCATCCTTGCCGTACTTAGTGAGGAGCTTGCGGAACGACTGGGCTTGGGTGTCAGAGGAGTAATACTCCGGACGAGCGCCGTCGCTGCGGACTTGGTCAGCGCTGAGTTGTTCCAGCTTCTTGTTGGCAATCGTATCGATCTGCTTCTTGCTGTACGAGCCAGTGCGTGGGGTCAGGTCGGCAGGTTCGAGCAGGCCATCGTTGAGGTAGCCTTGCAGGGCTTCAGCGGCAGACGCCGTCTTGATGGTGACGCCTTCAGGTAGGTCCGACTTAGCGCGCCAGATGTCGAGGATTTGTTTGGCAGAAATCTTCTCGTTGCCAGCTTCGCCAGTGACCGACTTGATGTCACTATTTGTGATGCCAAGTGAGCGGGCACGAGCAGCCATAGGTGCAGAGAAACGTGAAGCGTCGAGTTCAACTTCAACGTCAGCGTCTGCTTCGGGTGCGGCCTCTTCAGGAAGGCGCAGGCTCTCAGGCGTTTCGACTTGGCGTCCAAACAGAACGTCGGTCTCAGCCTGAGAAAGGCGGGCTCCGGCGCGGGCAGCTTGGAACTGCTGATCGTCATATGCGGCACGGGCTGCATCGATCCTGTCTTCAGGCAGCATGGAAGACCAGAGCTTCTGGTCTACGCCGGGAGGAGCCTCGACACGGCCAGACGCTTCGAAGAAGTCAGGCTCACCAGCAGCATCACGCTCCCAATAGTCCCACTCTTCTTCGCCTTCGCCTTCTTGAGCCTTTGCTGCCGTGCCTTGCTCAGCAGCGTCATCGCCTTGTTTCGATGCAGCTTTTCGCGCGGCCATAAGAGCCTGTTCGAGGCGGTCTACCTCGTCGAAATCTTCTTTGGTTCCGCTGTCTCTGGCCTTGTTCAGGGCCTCACGGTACTGGCTGACAAGCTCAGCTCGCTGGGCTGCGGCTTCAGGGTCTTCGGGTTCCGGGGCTTTTTGTTTCGTCTCGCCCGCCCCTTCTGACCCCTCTCTCTCCGAGAGAGAGGGGTCAGGTTCTTCGTCTGGGGCAGCTCGGCTGGCGACGATGTCGTCGATCTCTTTCTGGACGCCGTCTCGTGTGTTCTTGAGTTTGGTGATCTCGCCTTCAAGTTGGCGGGCGAGCTGAGCGTCTCCGTCGGCGCGAGCAATCTCAATGTCTACCTCGCGAGCGTCGATAGCTTTGCCAAGGTCAGCAACGACTTCTTGGAGTTCGGCTTCTTCAGGCGGGCGGACAGGGGCAGCAGGCTCAGCGGGTGCGTTTGCTGCTCGCCACTGGTCTGGCTTGATCTGGTTCTCGACGATGTCCTTGATGGTGGCGTCAAATGTGTCTGGGTTAGCGGCGATCAGCTCAATGTCTTCGGCTGTGTATCCGAGTTTCTCGACGCCGGGGAGGCGTGCCTTGGTGCGCTTGGTTGCGTTGCGTAAGGCGAATGAGGCACCAGCACCACCGAAGATACCGCCGCCGATAGCGCCACCAGCAGCGCCGAACGCTGCGCCTTGAGCGGCTCGGAGCGGGTCGATGCCCTCGGTGCCCATGATCTTGTTCTCGATCATCTGTAGGCCAACGTCGTGCGCACCGCCGATACCAGCGCCGATCACGGCTTCACCTGCGGCAGCGGCACCAGCACCTTTGGCGGCAGCAGTGATAGCGCCCTTGCCAGCGGCGACTGAGCCCTTTGCTACAGCACCACCGACACCAAAGCCGATGAGGTTGATTGGGTCAGCAGCGGCAGCCAAGACGATCTGACCGAGGCCACCGATACCACGGCCACCTTCCTGCCAGAACATGGGTGTACTGTCGTAGACTTCCTTCATGCGGCGCATGAGAGCGAGCTGACGTTGTGAACTTGCGTTCACCTCGTTGTTCTTGCGGCCCATCGCGATGGTGTTGAAGTTCGACCATGTCTGGTCGGAGTAGAACTTCTCAATCAGGGTTTCTGGATCGTCGTAGTATTCGCCTTTGCGCGCGAAATACTCGCGGAGTTCCGCGATGAAGATCGGGTCGTTGAAGGCTTCAACGCCTGTGGATGTTGAGGATACGCTCGGATCATAGCGCTCGCCCTCTGGTACGAGTGGCGTATAGTCCTGAAGACCTTGAAAGCGGGATTGGTAGTTGCGGTAAGCTTCGCCGTCTACGGTTGCGCCTAGTGGATCAACGGATGCGACGGCACCTTTATCATTCTCATTCACGGTCGGTACTCCAGTTTCCGAACTATTTGCCAGACATTACGTTGGCGGTTCGGAAACTGTCGTCCCTATTGTTGCGGGATGATTGCGTAGTCAGGAACTTTCCACTGGCTTTCGATGTTCTCGACGCGTCGGCGGGTCTCCTGCTCGTTCGCGGCTTGACGCTGTTCGGCCTCGGCATTGATGATCGCCTGCTCTTCTCCGGCCATATCATTGGCCTTCTGGATCAGGTTTTGCTTCAGGCTTTCCAGCTCTGTACGAGCACGCTGAAGTTCAGGCACGAGGATTTGGATGCGGCGCTGCTGCTCGCCCACGCTATCGGAGCCTACACGCTGCATGAAGAGCGCTTCGTTGTGAGCACGAGCTTCTTCTTGGATGAGCTGCTGGATTTCAGCGTCGATAATAGCAATGACGCCCGGTGTGCCAGTGGCCTCATTTCCAAGGATGTCCATCTGGATGCGGGTGGCTTCAGCCGACGTTTCGGGTACAGCGAGGAGAAGCTGGCCGAGGTCTTGACGTACCTCACGGACACGCGTGCGCACCTCGCCGGGTGTGTCTGCGGTGCCAGCAAGGCGCTCGACATATGGGTCTGAGTAAAGCACGCCGCCGTCTTGCCCAAGCGCGGAGACGCGGGAACTCGCAGCCGAAGACGCAGCTTGTGCGACCGTCTGGAATTCTGCGCCCATGCGGTCCTCGACCATCTGGCGGATCGTGGTTTGATCGAACTTCTTGCCTTTGGTCTCAGCCAGCACGGCGTCAATGATCGGAAAGGCTGCGCGAGGAACATGGTATCCGCGCAGGCCATAGATGAACTGCTGCTGTGGCGCAGTCAGGCTGTCACCGAGGAGGCCGTAAACTTCTTGGAAGTTGTCGGACTGGCCTTGGATCAGCTCAGACTGGGCGGTGATGGCACCCTGTAACGTCTGGGTCATCATGGCTTGGTTGGTGTTCAAGCCGCCCTGCTGAAGAAGGTTGTTGATTGCGTCGTCTGTCCAGCCAAGGACGTCGCGGGCGTATACAACGTCCGGATCGGTCGCGATGCTGTCGGACGTGAGGTAGGTGTTCGCGCCGAGCTGGCGCAGCGCAGCGGCCACGCGGCTTTCTTCGCTCGCCACTTGAGAGCGGCGGCGGTATTGGTATTCGAGGTATTCTTGGCGCTTGGCCTTATATCGACTTTCGATAAGATACTTCACGAATGGGCTGTCTTGCAGCGCGGGAGGGAGGCCGCCCTTTGCAGCGATTTCTTCCATCGTGGGCATCTCTTCACGAGCGGACATTTCGTCCAGCACCATACCGAGCTTGCCGTTGCGGATAGCGTCTTCGACGGCTTCGTTGGCAAACTGCATACCGAGCTTATCGGGGTCCACGGTGGCCAGCCAGTCGTCAGTCATCTGATCCATGAGGCCGCCGGATGCGTCCTTTGTGGATTGAGCAATCATCTCTGCGGCAGAGCGAACGTCTCGACCTTCCGTCCATGCTTGGTAGAGGGATTGACGATTGCGCGCTTCCAGTGCGGCGCGCGCTTGGCTGTCGGCTAAATCTTCTTGCAGACGCTCGCGCGCCGCCGCCCGTTCTCTCCTATCGACCAGACGTGCAATGCTCTCCGGGGAATTAAACCCGTGATCCTGACCTTGGAACCACTCATCTGAGAGCTGAGCGAGTTCGTCTGCGGAAGCATCCGGATGCATGGAGAGGAGCTGGTTCCACGCTTCGGCGCGACCGATGCGCGTATCGAGATCGCGCTTATCGCGATTGCGCTTATTCGTTTCAGCCATCGCACCAATGCCCTGAGTAGAGGGGGAGCGGAGGTAGCGGTCTCGGCCCGCCAGTGTCTTGGCATATTCCCGCAGCTCCTCTTCTGTTGCGTAGGGGTTATCCTTCGCAAATTGGCGCATTGCGTCAGCGACTTCGCGCTGCTCACCTTGGATTTTGTCACGGTTGCGGCGTACGCCCTCGTACATTGAGCCGCCGAAGTTTGCGAATAGCATGTGTTATCTCCGCTGGCTTGAGAACCACCCGGCAATCGGGTCGTCGTCGTTGAAGTTGATGGTGCCGCCACCGATGTCGGTTTCGGTTCCAAAGAGATCAAAGTCTTTGAGCCAGCCGTTGTCACCGAATAGGTTTTCACCGAACTCGTTGAGGGCAGAGCCGAAGTTACCAGCAGAGCGAGAGGCCCGGTCATACCAGCGGTCAGCGGTAACGGCTGCGTCTCGGCTGCGGTTCTGTTGGCCGGAGCGTGCGCCGCTGAAGAAGCCGGAGAAGTCGTAGCTGTTCTGGCGGGGTGCGCCTGAACTGTAGCCCGGTGATGCCGTGCGGTTCACGGCAAAGGCGGGGTCTTGTAAAAACTGAGCAATATCAAGGCTCGGTGCGCGCACTCCACGGACCTGAGATGGAAGGCCACGGCCATCGTTGCCGCGCTCAGATGACCCGACGCGGGTGATGTTCTCGGCTGTACCAATGTCGCGGTCGTAGACAGCAGACGTTGCTGGGTTGAGGCGTGCCATGATGTCGAGGCCAGCAGTCCCTCTGGCTGCGGCCTTCTCGAACTGGTCTTGTTGGCCAGCTTTGAGTGCGTTGAAGCGGTCCATCAGGGTTTTGTTCTTGCCTTCGACTTCGCCCGTTGCGTCGCGTACAGCTTGGCTGATCATGGCTTGGACTTCTGGGGTCACGCGGGCCATGAGGTCACCGCGCTGTCCGACGGCAGAACTGGATGCGTCTACGCCAGAGCGGATCAGGTCCGCTTCTTTCTCGGACATGAGCTTGGTCACGTACCGATCCATGCGGCCCTCAAGGGCTTCCATGTTGCGGTCGGTGAGGCGGTCGATTTCGTCTGGGCCATAGAGGTCCGGCGGCGTCAGAGAGCCGAGGCTGTCCACCAAGTGGCGCATATCGTCTCGGAACTGGGATGCGCCAGTGAGGATTTGGTCTTGGATGCCCACCTCACGCGCACGTTCTGCGGCGCGTTGTGCGCGGTCAGCGTTGAGGCGCGCTTCGCGCTCAGCGTATTCGGTGACGCGAGTGTTGTCCGCGCGGCCAATACGGGTGATCTCATCGTCTCGCTCACGGCGTGCAATGAGTTCCTCTTCGCGCAGTTGGTTCAGTGCGAAGTTGCGCTCCTGCTCAGAGAGGTTGTCGTCGTATGCGATGCGCTCAAGTTCCCACATGCGCTGTTCGCGAGCTGCGCGGTCAGCGGTGGCTTGGCGAGAGCGGGTGCGTGCAATCTGCTCTTCGAGACGGCGTGCGTTCTCGGTATCTCCTTGGCGGAGGTAAGCTTGGAGTTCTGCTTCGAGAGCATTCTGGTCTTCGTAGATGTCGCGATAATATTGATCTTGCTCGCGATTGTAACCCAGCATGAGTTCGCCAAACTGGCGATCCACACCCTCTTGACGACGGCTGGCAGCGGCCTCACGCTGAGCGATCTGAGCGTAGTAGTTCTCCATTTCAGCCTCGCGGCGCGCTTGGCTGTGTGAGCCAAGGAGACCGAGGGCTGATGTGCCGATTTGGAACGCTGTTGCGAAGCTCATATTATCCTCCGATCACACCGCGAGAGAACGCGCTGGCATTGGTTCTACCGAACGCTTCCTCGTCGTCAACGCCCAGAGCGGCGAGGAATGACCGGAGTTGTTCTTCGGTTTGAAGTCGTTGACCCGCGACGATTGGAAAGCGGAGATTGTTATTGGCGTCCAGAAGGGCGCGTGTACGAGCGGCAGCCGCGCCTTCGGCGGTGGCGACATCGTCTTCGAAACCTTGGACGAGAGATTTTCCGTCACCCAAGAGCTGACTAATTACGTCGAGTTCGTCTTGAGCGCTTGTTGCGCGGAAAAGTTCAGCGCGGTTGCGAAGTTCCTCGAATGGGTCTTCGAAGGCGGTGACTTCGTCCATGTTGCGGAACTCGCCGTTGCGGATTTGCTGCATGAGTGCGAGAGCATCGCCTTCAATGCCGCGACGAGACGCATTGAGTTGCTCCATGCGCTCATCGACTTGACGCATGGCATCGTCGATGGCGATCAGGTTCTCGGTGGTGCCGCCGCCGTAACGCTGTAGGTCTTCGACTTCGCGCTGTAGGCGTGAGCGAAGCGCATTCAGACCACCCTCGTCATATTCAGCGAGGTCTGGCAGAGTTGCCAGCAGCGCATCGACGTCGCCAAGTTCGGAGGCAAGCGCTGCCTCGCGACGAGAACGCACGTCAGCGAGTTGCGAGCGTGCGCTGGTAAGGTCGCCTAAGAAGGCGGAAGTATCGAAGCCGAGAGGTGATGTGACGCCGCCGAGTTCCTGCTCGAACATTGCGATCTGATCTTCAAGATCGTCTAAGGCGTAGCCATCATAGATGTCAAAGCGGCCAGCTTGGCGGTCGAATGTTGCAGCGCGTCCGCCGAACTGCGAGCGCAGTTGGTTAAGGCGCGCTTCTTCGGCTGCGCGTTGAGCGCGCAGGTCGCTAAACATGTATTCGGCATCGCCAAGGACGGCACGCAGATCACCGAAGTCGGTGCTGATTTCGCTGTCGAAGCCAGAGAGCTGGTCATAGAGGGCGTCAATTTCTGAGTAGATAGACGCAGGGTCACCGACGCTCTCGATACCTAGTCCTCGAAGCCTATTGCGGAGAGCGTTGGCTTGACCTGCAACGTCTGTTCGGAAGTCGTCAATGCGACCTCGCTCAGTGTCGCGAGCGCCCATGCGAGAGCGGACGAGTTCTTCGAACGCAGCGATTTCGTCTAGCGCAGCTTGGCGTTCACTGTCGAAGCCAAGGACGCTGTTGAATTGGTCGATCTCTGAGCGGGCACGCGCGATCTCTGCGAGGTAGCGCTCGAACTCGCTGTCAAGGCCAGCGTACTCAACTTCGATGTCGCCCATGTTGGCGCGGTTTACGAAGTCTGAGTAGAAGTCACGACCGCGACGAAGCTCATTCTCACGATCCCTGTAAAGACCTGTGAGAGAGTTCTCGAAGTCAGAGAGTTCTTGCAGCCAGCTTTGCGCGCGTGCTGTGTCCAGACCTTGTAGAGTAGGGGTGTCATAGAAAACGCTCTCGCCATACGCTGTACCCGTATTACTCCAATTAGGCGCGATTGGGAAGCCAAATTCGTCGTACTGAAGGTTGGCTTGGTTGTTGCCCGTGCCGTTTACCGGAGCGCTCAGTCCGTTTCGGGTTGCACCCGCAGAAATTCTGGGCGTGGCTGGCGAGAAGTCGAAGTTGAGGGAGCCGCCTCGCGCTCCGAAGCCTCTGCCGAACTCTGATCCGAGGCCGGAGAAGTCGAAGCCGGAGAAGTCTGGGACTGTGAAATTCGGCGTAGGCGTAGACGATGGATCAGGCTCCGGAGGCGTCCACGGCGTCCAGCTTGAGAAGTCTCCGACGACGAAGTCGTTGAGGCGGTCTTGGTAGTCATCGATCTGGCTCCGCAGGGTATCGTAGTTTGACCAGTCCGAGGCGATGTCCATGCCACGGATCGTGTCACCGAGCGTGTCAATGTTGGAACCGAAGCCAGAGAGCTGCTGGTTGAAGAAGTTTACGCGATCATTGTACTGCGACGCCGTCTGCTGACGCCGACGGTTCTCGTTGCTCACTGCTGTTTCGCGCTGATTGGTGTAATCAGGCGGCAACGGAGGTGGCGCTGGACTGTCCTTTTTTCCCATTTCGCTTGATCCACTTACATTCTTCTTTGAGCATCCCGAATAGAATGCCATCTAAACCGTCCGCGAAGAAGTCCCGTGAGACGCCTTCTTGTACGAACCCTAGTTTTCTTACCATACTGAGGGACTTGCTGTTGTCCGCCTTGACGATAACGCTAATGCGCCGGACGTTGCAGGTTCCGAAGCAATAGTCGAACATGGTGAAGAGGTTTGTGCGCGTCCACATACGCGGATCATCGCACCAGATGCTTGCCCAGATTTCGCGCCCTGTGAAGTTGGTGAAAGTTACGCCGCCGACGAGCGCGTCTTCCTCGTTCAGAAACCCGATTGAAGTGTTGGGTTCTGGAAACGGCGGGCATTTGATCTTGGCTGCCGCCGCCATTGCGAGGAACTTCTGGCCTTCGCTCGTGGGTCTGATCTTCATTAGTCACTCAGGATTTGGACCGCCAGCGTTACTTCGAGGTCAGCCAGAGAAGATTGAGACGTTACTTCAAAGCCAATCTTGGCAGAAGCGGAGGTCGCATCGATCTGTTGGGCTGTGCCGAATGTTACGTGGTTAGGTGTGGTTGAAACTGATTGGGTGTCACCGACGGCAACGCCATCGACTTCGAGCTGCCAAGTACAGGTGCCTGCGCTGGATTGGAGCGAGACGCCGACGATCTCGACGCGCTGCTTGAAGATGCGCTGAATGTCGAATGAGCCGTTGGCGACTGCGCCTGACTGCAAGTCGTAGATTGAGAGGCTGGCCAGAACGTCTGGAAGCTGGGCCTGCGGGAGCTTGCCGTCACTGTCGAGGGATGCCACGCCGTTTGCAGCGCCTTTTTCAGATTGAGCGACGAGTGAGCTGTAGTCCGGCGTGGCATACTCAAGTGCTGTGCCCGTGCCGTTGACGCGGACGTTCTTGTTTGCGTCCGCTGTCGTGAAGGTCGGCAGGCCACTTTCAGGGCTGGTTTCCAGCCATTGCGTTCCGTCATAGAACTTCAAGATGTTCGGGCTCGTGGACGTGTCCATCCACAAGTCGCCAGAGGTCGGTGATACAGGGGATGTACCACTCACTGAGAGCTTGGCTGCTGATGCGATGTGATCGGTCAGGCCAGAGACTTTTGCCTGCGCGATGTCACCGTCTTCGATGCCGAGCTTAGAGAAGAGGATCAGGCCAGTGGCGAGGTCCGTGAAGTTGCTTTCGGTCATCAAGCCCGTGACAGTTGTCGAGCTGGTGTTTTCCACCGTGATGATCGAGACAAGGTTCCCCGCCGTAACTGGGCTGGTGAAGGTAACAGTATCGCTGGCAGGTGAAGTCGTGTAATCGTATGCGCCACCCTCACGTTGGAGGATACCGTTCTTGTAGACCTGCAAGACGGTGTCATCATCGTGGACAAACGGGAACACTGACTGGGTCGCAACCGTGGTCGTGTCACTGCGGAGGAAGTTGGTAATTGCATCGGCGCGGATTTTGTAGATCGAGACGGTCTCAGTGCCAGCGAAGGGGCTGGTGAACGTGACTTCGTCGTCGTCCGCGTCGTGCGTGTAGTCGTTGGAGCCGCCTTCGACTTGGAGCACGCCGTCTACATAGACGAGGAGTTCGTCGGTATCGTCGTGAGCATAGGCGACAACAGTGGCAGACGCAGCAGGCTGACTGTCTTGGCGGGAGTAAAGGATCGGTGCTCCCAGTGTGCCAACGTCGAGGCCAGATGCGCCGCGAATATCTTCGAGAGCGACAATGGTTTGCCACCCTGAAGTTTCATCTGTGTATGTTCCAACCCGGAACTGAAGGCCAGCCGAGGTGTCGAGACGCATTTCGATGGGGCCTTCCCATTCGCCGTTGTCGTCGAAGAGCTGGTCGAGAAGCTCACCAAGTGTCTTGTTGCCGAATTCAGCAGCCACGAGGTAGCGGACGAGGTTCTCAAACTCGTTGGAAATGTTGCCAGAGGAGGTGTAGTTCCCCGGATTTTGTTGTCGCAAGCGTGCCATTATTTGTCCTTCACGTTTATTGCGAAGCCGATGATGCGACAGAGACCGTCGCCCTCGACCATGAATTCGTACTGCGCACCCCGATAACGCAGGTTGAGGGGGATTTGGTATTCTTGGGACAATGGTACATCTGGGTAGAAGTTGTCGTCCGGGCTCTCGTCTACCTCGACGCTGAAGTCGTAGATGAGCGCGCCCTCGTCGTCGTAGACGTTACAGCGGAGAAGACCGGAGCCCGCAGCCTGAAGGATGATCTCTTTGACTTGCTTCTCATCGACGAATGAGCCGTGCCAGAGCATGGGTGTTTTCACGTAGAGGTCGGGCGAGATTAGATTGTCTACGTCGTCGGGTCCAACTTCGATTTTCTGGATGTCGTAAATGCCGCCGCTCGTTCCGTATACCAATCGTCCCCCAAGGAAGGCTCCACATCGGGAATTAAGGAAATCGGCGTCACTCCACGCGGGAGGATTTTCGTCTTCGTTCTCGCGGATCGTGACGGTGAGACGTTTCGCAAGCTGCTCACCGGGCTGCGGGAAGAAGATATGATACTGCCGCATGTCAGGATCGTAACAGGCTGAGATTTCTGCTTCGTCTTCGACGGAGGCAACAAGAGAGCGGTAGAGGATTTCGATGGGCTTCGACATCGAATTGCTCTCAATCGTGATACCATTAGCAACAGAGCGGCGAAGGAAATGAACGCCACTGCGAGAGCAAAAAAGAATGTCCGTACCAGCCCGTACGATAGTGCGGTGCGAAACGCACCCAATGTTGATAGCAGCTTTGTCATCAAGAGCCCATAGATCAATGTTTGGATCGATCAGGTAGATGAGGGTTCTCTCTGAGGTGAACACGGCCAGACGGGACTGCTCGAATTTGGAGATGCCCGTAATGCCCTCTGCGCGATCCAACTGGTTCGCGATGTCGAGTACGCCAGCGCGGAGCACGGATGCTTCGCCCTCGGCTTCGTCTTCTGGAAAGATGCGGTGATCGTCTACGCGACTGAAGTGGATTTCGGTTTCACGTCCACGTGCTCCTGCAACGGCGAGACGTCGGCCAACTGTGGTGCCAAACGCAGGGCGGAGGAGATTGAGGGAGGGCGAGGTGTTGGTTCCAAAGTTGGTGCCGTCGTAAATCCACGAGGCTTCGGCCTCTGCGAAGAAGTGGACGCGGCGGTTAAAGACGGTAGAGGAGACGAGAGCTGAGCGGCTGAACGCTTCAGTCTGTTCGTGGCCCTCTTCGGATTGGAGGTTGACGGCCTTACCGTCTCGCTCCGCGTAGCAGACCTTTGTCGGAGTGTAGAACTCAACGTCGATGACGGGGTGGTCGCCTTGGATTTTGACGCCGCCCGGATCACGCACGACTTGACCGCGCTGATCGCAGAAGCCATTGCGGAGGCTGATGAGGTATTGATTGTTGCCAGTGTCGAGCGAGCGAATGTCCGAATAGCCGTCGAGGCCCATGAAGTTTTCATAGGCCGTCGGCTTCTTTTTGACGAGGTCGGGGCTCTGCGTGTACTTGGCCATTAGGTGCTTGTGACGTTACCATCGGTGTCTGAGACCAGACCGTTGATGGTGGATGCGCTTCCTTGTTCGTAGTTCTCGTTGGAGCCATTGTCTTGGACGCGCAATTGGATGGCGGTGTTGCCGTTGAGGCGGTTCCAGAGAACTTGGTTCATTGTGCGGGCGTACGCTTGGCCATAGGTCGGAGCGATCTGTGACTTCTGCTGCATCGCATACATGTAGAGGAGGCCCGCGACCATGATCATGTCAGGGATTTCGCGGGTCTCAGTTGCGGACTTGTAGTAATCAATTGGCGTGTCATCCGGCCAGTATGGGTGCTGGCGGACTTCTTCGATCAATTGATTGGCGAACATGACGAACATGAGTTCGGCTGCGCCTTGGATTTTCCGAGACGAGAAGTCCCCGAACGAGCGCAGGGCCATGGTGGCTAGGTCACCAAGCGGCGAATAGTTGTCCGTGGTTTGCGGGTTCAGGTTTGACTTCTCGGCCATGGATTAGTCCTCGTATTCGACGGTCGGCATCGTATCGACGACGCGGTTCGTTACGACGTGGTGATGACGTCTGACGCGATTGACCTTGTCTTTGGGGATGTCCCAACGCAAGCGCATGTCGTCCAGACGTACTGGGGAAATCCCGCAGATTACGAACTGAACAGGCTCTCTCTCGCGACTGACAAAGGGATGGTCATCGTCGCTAATGCCATCAGTCGGTGCTGCGCCTTGAGGTGCCGACAACGGATTATCGTCCGCCCCTTGTTGGCCATTGCCAACTGCCGCCGCCGCAAGTGCGGTCTCCGGAGACGGTCGCGCTTGGACGTGATCCGTGTTGAAGTTTGGCTCGGGCTTGGGCTTGTCAGCATCGTCTTTGGCGTCAGCGGCCTCGCTGGCCTCAGCCACGTCGGTATCAGGTTCGGTAGATACTTCATCATCTACGTTATCTGGTTGTTCGGGGGCTTGGTCAAGGGCGGCTGCTGCTGCGGCCATATCTTCCATGTCGGTGTTGCTCATGGTGATTTTCTCCAATTGTGAAAAAGGCGTTCCACGAGGGAACGCCTTTAACATAATAGCCTTCAAGAGGCTGGTCGTCCCGCACCCACTAGGTGTTGGTAGACCAGTTCTTGATGTAGGCGTGGACTTTGTCCTGCAAGAGTTCCAGACCGCACTCGGTCAGGTACTCGTGGATGCAGCCGTCAACGCCGTTGCCTTGGCGGTTCTCATAGAGCGCGGTGTCGCGATCCTTGAGGTAGCGGTACTTCAGGTGAGGGAAGTCCACAATGACCATGCTGTTCGCCATGTGCGAGAGCTGACGGAACTGCGGGTGCAGGTGAACCATCAGGTCGCCAGCAAAAGTCTGGTAGCGGGTCAGGTTCACACCGTAAGCGCCTTGTACGCTTTCAGGTGCCCACCGTTCCTTGCCGAACTCTTGCAAGTGAGCAGCAACGTTCTCGCCAACGAAGGCGATTTTTTCTTTCGAGCCATACTTGAAGATGGTCGAAATGAGTTGCTGGTCGAACTGGGCTTCAGACATAGAGCCGTCGCCGTCGATGTCGGAGTTACAGTCAATGACCGTAGAGAGGCTGTTGAGCAGACCGCCAGTGTAGCGGGTTGGAGCGGCAGAAGAGCCGTTCGCTTCGTGCTTGTAGCCAAAGAACATCGCGCGTTCGATGTCGGACATGTGCAGCTTCAGCGCTTTCGTCATCGCTTCGTCTTCCTTGTCCCCGGTGCGGAGATAGGTTGACTTCAACGTGTTCGAAACACCGAACGCAGACCGGAAGATTTGCGTGTAGTTGCTTGCGACCGTCGCGTCGAACGTGATCGGTGTTGCAACGTCGGCGTTTTCAGCCGCCGCAAATCCAGCAACAAAGAGCATAGCGTTGTCGGCAATTTGGTGGGTAGTCCCGCCAATGTTCCGGGTCACGGTCAGCGTGGTTGCGGTAGTGTCCGCAGTCACGTGCATGACTTCGCCAGTCTCAGAGTTGATGACGATTGCGCCCGCGATGGCATACTTGTTGCCGTCCGCAGCATCGACCGTAATCGTGCCTGTGGATGTGTCAGCAACAGCGCCGTTCACCTGAAGCGTACGCTCAGGCAGTTCGTCGCGGAAGTTCTTGAACTCAGGGTCATCGGTGTCTTCAGACGCGCCGAATGACAGCAGAGCGTTCAGGGGTGCGTTACCGTTCGGCTCAAGGAGCGTGAACAGTTCGCGGTAATTTTTTGGACGGTAGTCGGTGCTGAACTCACCAGTACCCCGTACACCTTGGATAGCCATGAGAAAAATCTCCATTGGTTGATGGCTGAATAGGATGGGCTAGATGAGCTTTTAAGCGCCGGAGGAACGATCACTCTTGGGCGGGTTATTGCTCGAATGTGGACCGTTGAATGAAGCCGTAGCGTCCGATCTGGTCACAAGATAAAAGAAAGGGGACCAAGGTGTCTACCCGGTCCCCGAAAAAAAGTGTGTGCTTGCGTCTAGTTGGACTGAACGCTGCGTTTGTTTTGGGCCAGTTGGCCGAGACGTTCGAGCGTGCTGTCGCCTGCTGGTGCCGCTGGTGCTCCGCCGCCCGGCGTGTTCGGGATCGAGCCAGTGAAGGCTTGGCGGCGACCGTGAATTTCTTTCATGCGAGCGAATTCCTCTGAGCCTTTGGAGTTCTTGTAGTCTTCCATGAGCTTCAGGGTGAGGCGCGGGTCAGCAAAGTCGTCTTGAATGTAGCCGCGTTCAGCGGCGAACATGCGGAAGTCGCCAGCGTCTTCCTCGGTGAGGCCGACTTTCTGGGCTCCGGCGTTCAGGACGTTAGCGATGTGCTTGGAGCGCGCGTCCGCTTGAGACATACGGCCATCGAGAGCGGCTTCTGCGCCGATCTCGGCGTTACGCTGTGAGGCTTGAAGGACTTTGCCAAGCATCTGTTCGAGCTTGTTGAAGCGCTCGCCAGTGCCAGTGAGCATTTCTTTGTAGCCCGGTGGAAGTGCGACGGCGTTGTCGTTTTCCCACTTTTCGAGTTCGGCCAGTTGTTCTTCTGGTGTGCGAGACGCTGCTTCGGCTGGGCGGCTTTTGTCTTTGCCGTCGTCACCCATCTGTGGCTGGGACTGCGTGCCCTTCATCAGATTGAGGATTTTTTGAGCGGCGTCGTTGGGGTCTTTCGCGATCCCAGCCTTGATGGCGGCTTCTACGACCTTGTTTACATTGCCATATTGCATGGACTTGTAGTTGAGGTCTTTGTAGCGGTTCATCATGCCGCTGATCTGAGAAGGGGTGAGCTTCTCAGTTTTGCCGTCGCCCATGTCGATCTCGTACATGATGGCTTCGGCTTTGGTCTTGGAGCCTTCGTCTTCAGGAGACAGGGCTTTAATGGCCTCGCTCTCTTTCGTCTTGGTCTCTTTGTCGGGGGCTGGTGCCGGTGCGGGAGCCGGGGCAGGTGCGTTGGGGTCTGCGCCTAGCCTCTTATCCACGATGCCAGATGCGGCTGCGAACGGAATTTTGTTCGGGTCCATTTTATTTTCCTTCTCCCGGCCTTAGCGGGGATTGTTGGGATCAGCTTCTTTGACTGCCTGATCCGATGCAGCTTTCGCATCCATTATGCGAATTTCGTTTTCAAGTGCGGCCTTGAGACGGTCGGGGTATCCGGCCATTTTTCTCATTGCAGCAAGTTCACCTCGCACGAAGTGCATCTGGGTGTCGTCCATCTTGGCGTCGTAGCCAAGAGAGAGGGCCAGAGCGAAGGTGTCTTCCTTGAGGGCGGCAGAGACGATGGCCCACCCTTCAGACGCAAGCATCTTCGAGAGCGCTGCGTATTGTTTGTTGATTTGGGTGGGTGTGAGTTTGGGTTCTAGTGACTGTTCGAGTGGTTCCATTAGGCTTTGCGGTATCCTTTTTTGGATGTGCGTGATGGTGTCTTTGCCCCAAAGACAGGCTTGAATTTTTTGTCGGTCGGGCACGCCTTCTTACCGGGCATTGCTTTTCCTTTGCGAGGGATGGACTTCATGGCTGGCTCCTTTTGTGCGGTAGACGTTAGCCTATTGGGTCTCGTCTGTCATCCTGTCAGAGATTTCGTTGTTGTCCATGACTATAGCGCCGAAGTTGTTTGTCTCGGTTGGAACAGGGCGCGAGCCGTTATAGCCAAGGCCCGTGAACATGCGGCCTGTGCCGAAGGATGGGGCGTTGCCTTCAAAGATTTGGCTTTCGGCGTCCAGCCCTTCCATCGAGGCAATGTGTGCGCGCAGGAATTCAGACGCTTCGTCATACGCTCCTTCGTCGCGCTTTTCGAAAAACATGTCGAAGCCGTCTGGCGTGACAGCCTCAGTGTCCAGAGATGGACCCATCTGCATGATGGCTTGTGCGAAATTCATGGCTTTGGGTCTCCGGCGTGCAGCCGTGATAGCATCATGGCTTTGATTTCTGCGATGTCGTCTTTAACGGTTTCCATTCTTTCTTCGACGCGGGCGAGGGTCACCGCATTCTGGCCTGTGAGGACACGGCCATCGTGGACTTCAGATTTGATGTCCTTGTGTTCGCGTTCGAGGGTGTTCACTTGGTGCTTCAATTGTCCGTACCCGAAGGCACCTCCGAGTAGGGCAATGATACCGGAGATACCAAGCCAATCAAAAAAGTCTTGTGGCATAAGGGTGCTTTCACGTTTGAGGCCATAATATACCCTTTATGGCTTACGTGCGCGTTAGCGTCGTCCGGGTGCGACTATTTGAGCGCCGGGCCTTGCATCCAGTTCACGATACTGTGACGCGTGCCCTTGGTCATGGGCGTGACTTCGTGTGTGACGAAGGACGGAAAGACGATAATAGAGCCTTGGGCTTTGAAGTTGGCGGGTGAAAAACGCTCGCCTGCCCAATCAAAGAAAAATTCGCCGCCCTCGTATGAGGCGGGGTCGGAGAGCTGGGCCACGATGGAGAGCTTGCGCATGGGAGACTTTAGCGCGAACGTATCCATGTGCAGCTTGTAGTGCTGGTTCAGCCCATAGGAGGTGAATTGGGTGGCCGGAAGTTTGTCTACGTCGAAGTTCCACGCTTGGCGGTTGGCCGAGAGGATGAAGCCGCGCAGCATGTGCGTGACCCAGTGGTTCTCGTCCATCCACGCGATGGCGCTGTCGCGGGCGCTGGTTTCCTTGGCGTCGTCTTCAGTGTCGCCCCCGGTCTTGCCGGGGAGTGACGGAAGCTCCATCCCCTCTTGGACGATCAGGTTGCAGAGGGCGGGGCTCAGGGCTTTGGGGAATTCCCAATAAAGGGGATCAACCTTCATAGTAGTTTCTCAGCAGGACGGTGTCGGTTTCAGCGGTGATTGCAACGTCTTCGCTGGTGATGGTGAGGATTTCTTCGGTGGGATAGAGGTCGCCACGGATGATGATGTCGCCATAGAGCGTCATCAAGTAGTCCTTGTCGGAGGCTTTGTTGATAATGACGGTGTCGCCAGCTTTGAGGCCCATTGCGTCTCGCTTCCAGAGGTGGCGGTCCTTGTAGGCTTGGATGCAGAACATGTCTGTCTCAGCTTGCGGGACGTAGTAGGAGCCGTTCATCCAGAGCGGGACAACGTCTAGCTGAGTGTTTAGCCATTCGTTGGGGCGCTTCCAGAAGATTGAGGCGTCTTGGGTGTACTCGATGCGGTTCTCTTCTTGGATGACTTTCATGTCGGTGATGATGGGCGGGAGCGTGGTGTACTTGGAAAGCGCTTCGAGGTCGAGGCCGGGGATCGCATGGAGCGACCACTTAGGTTCGGCTACCCCCTTGATTGATGAGTGGCGCGCAAAGAACCAGTTAGGTCCACCTGCGGGCATGAGGTCCGGGTGGGGCATTGAGGCTGCGTTGACGGTGCGGCGCAACTCTTCTTCCTTCATACCGTCTGGGCCAAGGAGCCTTGACTGAGAGTTTGGCGCGATGTTGTAGGTGGGCGAGTAGAACATGTCGCTGTTCTTGTCCGCCTGATAGTAGGACGGTGTGACGAGTTCGCTTTGAAGGTAACCGGGGATGTTTGACATTAGATTTTCTTCCGTCTGGTGTTGCCCTTGTAGCCGATCAGAGCCTCGGCGTCCTTGGGAGTTGTGCGGATCGCGCACAAATCTTTGATGTGGGTCTCGATTTGAGAGCGGGTCCGTGCGAGTTGAACAGTGTTGTTGTTGGGGTCGATGAAAGCGGGAACATCGATCTTGCGCCAGCCATGCTTAGGGTGGTTGTACGCCACCCGATATGTCGGGTTTGCGCCGCCAACGAATTCAACGATTTCGTATTCGACGTCGATGTCTTTGTCTTTGCTCATTTTCTTTCCCACATAGTGTCACGATATAGCGACAGCTTACTTGATCTTTTGTCCCTCGTCAATTTCATCCGCTTGAGGTCTTTCTGGTTGGCGGCGCGGATTACGGCTTTTGGTTCAAAGCCGCGCTTGAAGGGGATGGCTTGGATGAGAGGATAGTCGCGGGGGAGGGTAAATGTCGTCCCGTGGTTGCCAGTGAAGAATGATGGGAAGTTGATGTACTCATAATACTTGTCGGTCTCGACAATACCGGGAATGGCCTCGACTGGGCCGCGTGGTCGATTGAGAGGCGGAACAAACAGCGTTGACCATCCGGGCGGAGTTTTGATGTTCCAGTAATTGCGGAACTTCATGCCGGGTTGAGGTTGATTTGGGTGGCCAGTGAATTGGGCTTGAGGATGCTCTTCGAGTACAGGCTCAATGAAATCGCTGCGCCACTCGATAGCAGAGCCGTCATCGGAGATGATAAGATCGATGTCGGCGGGTGTGCCAATGATCCAGCCAGTGGTGAGGGTGTCGAGGACGGGCGGGCAGCGCTTGATTGTGCGCTCGCTGAACCCGTTATCGCCCGTGTAAAAGTTGGCCAGCCGCTTGTACCAGTCCGGGATCACCTTGCGTGCTGGCTTGGGGTGAGGAATTACATCGAAGAGGTGGGGTTCAGTTGTGAATTCGATCTTTGGTTTTCGGTTGATCATTGAGCTTCCCATGAGACTGTGAGTGATTGTCCGGTTGCGACCTCCACATCCAGAGCCTCATTGTTGTCGCTCAATCGGAACACTTTGTCAACTACAGAGGGGGTGTTGCCCGGTGTTCCGGCTGTTCCAGAGTTTCCGCTTTGGGATGGCCACGTGTTGGGTGCGGCGTTGCCGGGATTGCCAGACGTTGCGCCTGTACCCGCCGCGCCAGTGTTGCCAGCATTGCCGTTGGTTCCGGGGTTGCCAGACGTTGCTCCGTTTCCGTTGGAGCCGACGTTACCATTGGAACCTGCGTTGCCGGGGTTTCCTGCTGCGCCATTGTTGGCTCCGTTTCCGTTGCTGCCCACGTTGCCCGCAGCGCCCGTGTTTCCGTTGGAGCCTGCGTTTCCATTGCCGCCATTGCCGCCACGTCCGCCCTGACCACCCTGCTGGCCACGGTGAGAAGAACCGTTCAGGCTGTTGGTTCCGCCAAGTCCGCCGTTCCCGACGTTGCCGGGGTTGTAGTTTCCAGTGGGGGAGCCTGTGGGGGCTTGGTTGTAGTTGAGGTTGACGAGGCTCATGGCGGCACCGCCGTCCCCTCCACCTCCGGCGTTGCCAGCGGCACCACCAGTGCCCGCTGAGCCGTTATTTCCTTTTGTGCCAGCATTGCCCGGATTTCCTGCGTTGCCAGCATTGCCGCGAGCGCCGCCATTACCACGGGCACCATTTGTGCCACTATTGCCGGGATTACCCGGATTCCCCGCCGAGCCACCGTTTCCTCGCGCTCCGTTGTTTCCTGCGTTACCTGATGCGCCGGGGTTGCCAGCGGCTCCGCCGTTGCCTGCGTTCCCTGCGGGGCCACCTACACCTGCGTTGCCGCCGGGTCCGCCGGGTCCGCCTGCACCGCCAGCCCAGACGCGTTTGACGCGAGCCCACGCGACTTGCGTGATGCTGTCGGCTGAGAGGTTTGGCGAATTGTCGAGGTCGTAGTTGATGCGCCACATGCCCTTGATTTTGGCTGTGGTTGGATAGGCTGCGATGATGGCGTCGTATGTGACGATACCTGTGCAATTGACGGTTTGCCAGCCGTCAGCAACGGCGTGGGGTCCATTGGCCGAGTATCCGACCCAGCCAAGGTAGTTATCGGATGCGTCAAAGCACGCGATCAGGCCGCCGACATAGTTATTGGTGTCGCCGTCCTGCGTGATGCGAAAGCGCATTGCGACTTGGTAGTTGGTCTCGGTTTCGAGATCGATGAGTTCGGCATTCGAGAAGTCTTTGAGGGATGTGTCAGACGTTCCGTCATACTCCCAGACGTCACCTTCGCCAGAGACTTCTGCGACGGCTGTGCCGCCAAGAGCTGATCCGGGGAATGTGGTGTAGCCGTCCACAAAGTCTGTGGTGGTTGACGGGCGCTCACTGTCGTAGATCGAGGAGCCAAAGGAGGAGGCTTCGCCGGGTGAGCCGGGATTGCCCGCTGCGCCTGCGTTTCCGGGTGAGCCAGCGGAGCCGGACGAACCGGGGTTTCCTGCTGCACCGGGATTTCCGGCAGAGCCGTTGGTTGCACCGTTGCCGTTGTTCCCGACGTTACCGTTTGAGCCAGCATTGCCGGGATTGCCGCCAGTCGCGCCCGTGCCATTTGCGCCGACGTTGCCCGCATTACCATTGGCTCCGGAGTTGCCGGGATTGCCGTTTTTGGATGGCCAATTGTTTGGGGCATTATTCGCGTTGCCAGATGATCCAGCGGTTCCTGTGCCGCCCGTACCGCCAGCATTGCCGGGGTTTTGGCCTGTACCATTGTTGCCTGCCCCGGTTCCGCCAGTTCCTCCGCCAGAGCCGGGGGACGCGCTTCCGCCGTTTGCGCCGGGGTTTCCTGAGTAGGGGTTCTTGCCGTCGTTTCCCCCTCCGCCACCACCGCCGCCGCCGCCGCCGTGGGAGCCACCGTTGCCTGCGTTTCCGGGGTTGCCTGTACCGCCCGGTCCACCAACGCCGCCGTTACCGCGTGCGCCGTTATTGCCGGGATTGCCTGAGTTGCCTGCTGTGCCGGGGTTGCCCGCTGAGCCGCCGTTTCCTCGGGAGCCGTTGGTGCCTGAGTTGCCGGGGTTGCCCGCGTTGCCAGCGGAGCCGCCTGCGCCGCCTGTGCCATTGTTACCGGGGTTGCCGGGATTGCCATCTGTGCCCTTGCTTCCGGGGTTGCCGGACGCGCCGGGGTTTCCGTCACCACCAATTCCGCCACGCGTCGAGACGGTGACGACTGAGATGCCGGGAGGCGGAGTGAATGTGCCGGGAGCGTTGAATGTTTGCGATCCGGCTGGGAACAGGCGCTTGGTCTTCAAGGGTTACTCCTTGATGGCTTTTTCCACGAAGTCGGCGGGGAATGCGTCGGGGCGTTCGGCGTAGCCTTGGACGGCAAAGCGCTCGTCCGGGTCTTCCGGGCTCTCCCACTTGACGCCATCCCACGTTACGACTGATGGGCAATCGAACTTCTTGTCGGTGCCCGCATCGTCTCGGAACCACGTGCCAAGTGCGGCGAGGGTTTCGGTTGTGTCGTCGTATTCCAAGTTGCGAAACTCAATGCCGTTATCTTCGAGCCAGCGTCGCAGCGCACGTCCATGAACGCAGCCTCGCTGAGCGGAGAGGGTGATACGGTCGTATTTGACGATTTTGCTCATTGATTACTCCTCGTAGAAACTGAGCGATGAATAGATGTCGGTATCGCCCTTTATAAGGGTGAAGGTGTAGATTGTCGTCTTGTTCGCGTCGGTTTGCGCGGCAGGCTGGGAAGCCGAGCTGTTCCACTTGAGTGCGAAGCCAGATGGAGCGAGGAACGTCGGGACGCGTCCGCCAGTTGCGTCTTGCTTGACGACGACTGTGATTGTGCGCACGCTGTCCGTGTCGAGTTCGGTCGTGTCCGGCAGCGTGATGTTGACGCTGGCAGTCAGCGTGTACTGGGCGGCGTTGGCACCGTCGGGGACTGTGACGTCTGTTCCAGTCGATGTGTTGACGTTGAGGGCTTCATTGATGTTGTTGAGGTTGCCGTTGGTGAGGCGGTTGTTGCCCAGATTGAGGTTGCCCGTCATTGAGCGGGTGCCAGCCAAGTCGAGGTTGGCGAGGATCAGGGCTTCGAGAACGGCGTAGGCGTTGGCGTCATCGTTGAGGGCAGCGGCGATCTCGTTGAGAGTGTCCAGCGTCGAGGGTGCGCCGCCGATCAAGTCGTTGATGGCGGTGTCCACATAGAGCTTGTTCGCGCCATGGCCATCGAGTGTTGGTGCCGGAAAGACCGGGTTGGTCGTGGCGGTTGCGCCGCGTGAGAGGACTGCTTCGATGTTGAGGGCGACGGGCGTGTAGACCGAGCCGTTGTAGATCAGGACGTCGTCGCTTGAGTGGCCAGACGAGACATTGGCGAGGTCTTCGATGTTCAGCGAGCCAAAGGCGGCAGAGCTGACGAATGACGCGCCGTCGTAGACTTTCATGACGTCGTTGACGGTATCCCACCAGAGGTCGCCCTCTGTGGGTGTGCCGGGTTCGGAGGCGCTGATAGTGTAGCGGTCTGCGAAGTTGTTGATCGAGGCGATGTTGGTGGCAGCCGTGTTGACGTTCGCGATGTCGCCTGCAACGGTGTTGACGTTGGCGATTGAGCCAGCGACCGTGTTTACGTTGGCGATGCCGCCCGCGACGATACCGACGTTGGAGATCGCGGAGGCAACGGTTCCGATTGTGTCGGTTCCGTTGAGGTCAGTTGCGACGATGCCGATGTTGGTTGTGTCTCCGGCCACGACGGTGACATCTGAGGAGATGCCAGCAACAGACGAGACATCGGCGGAAATTCCAGCTACGGTCGAGACGTTGGCACTAATCCCAGATACGGTAGCGATAGCAGCCGAGATTGGTCCGAGTGCTTGGATGTGAGTGGTGTCTCCGGCGACAGTGGCGATGTCGGCACTGTCTCCTGCAACAGTTGTAACATCGCCTGCAATGCCTGCAACTGTGGTGACATCTGAGGAGATGCCAGCGACGGTGACGACGTTGGCTGAGATGCCCGCGACTGCTGCGACTTCCGTGTCGATTGCGGCAACCGCAACAACATCCGCCGACGTGGCCCAGTGCTTGGCTGAATAATTGACGCCATCGACCGTTGATCCGGTGAGTTGCGCCCAGTCTTTGGCGGACCCAGTAACTCCGTCAATGCCTGTGCCTCCTTGAGCGTAAGCTTTGGCAGAGTATTCTCCGGTGGAGTTGACGTCGCCGTCCGTTTTGGTTGCCCAGTCTTGGGCGAGGGACGCGTCAACGATTTTGGTGAAATTCCCGTCGGGTACGGCGCTTGAGGAAGTGTGGGCTGTGTTCGCGAGGTAGGTGTCGCCGTTATAGGTGACAATGTCTCCCACTTCATACGCAGTTGCATCGGCATGTGCTCCTCTATCTCGGAAGATGTATGCACCCGTGTCTTGCCAGCCTTCACTGTTGATCTGGAATTGGAGTTTTGATGTTGTAGGGTCGTAGCGGAACTCGAAGAGTGAAGCGTCGAAATTGCCAGAGACGTCGAACATTGCGCCCAGCATGTCGCCAATAGTTTTTGTGCCACGCTCGGCTGCTTCGAGGTAGTCGTCTAGGATGTGATCGCCAGTCTTGGCGGATTTGAATTCGAGCTGTTCGCCCTTTGGGCGCGTCTGGGTCATCGGATTTCAAGCTCCTCAATTCGACGTTCGAGTTTAATGACTTTCTTTTTGAGGTCTGTGATTGAGGTTGAGTGTTCGCGTACGATAACGTCCAAGACTTCACGGATGAGGTCTTGGGTTGGTCCGGGCTGGTTGGCGAGAAGCGCCTCTAGTTTTTTGCCGTATCTCATGCTGCTCTCCGTGGGGCTTGGCTGAGTGGGACGAGGTTGCCTTTTTCGACTTCGCGCTGGACGTTCTCGTTGGGTTGGACTGATGCGCCGCGCGCAGCTTCGCGCATGGCCATCTCTTGGGATGGGGACAGGCCATTGGCTTGGCGCTCTTCGGGAGAGATGCGGAACTGGTCGAGGTCGGATACGCCAAGGGCGCGGATCGCTTCTTCAGCGATTTTTCCCATCTTGTATTCCATGTTGAGGCCAGTCTGGGACATGATTTGGAGCATGTTCATCCATGTCTCGGCGTTGCGGGTCGGCTCGATTGGGAGCGTGCCGTCAATGACGAGATAGTCGATGTCGCCTTGCAAGTCCTGAATGCCATAGTCGATGTAGCCGTCAGTGACGTGCGGGGCCAGTTGGGTTGGCATCTGGTCTTCGTTGACGCGGACGGAGCCTTCTAGGGCAGGCGCGTCTTGGATGTTGGCGACCATCATGCGCACCATTGGCCGCACGGTCATAGCGGAACAGATGCGAGATAGGACGCCGAGACGCTGTGAGCCCAACTGTGTGAGCCGCTGAATTTCCGTTGCTGTGCGGACATCGGGCGTGGGCATACCTTGCTGAGCATCGCTAGCAGCAGAGACCCTTTGCTTGAGGTCGCCCATCGCTTGGATGTCATTCCAGTGACCACGGGTGATGTCGGGAACTTGAGCGATGTGTACTCCGTCGCCCGGTTTGGTGCCCGGTAGCGTACGAACAACTCCCCATGGATTTCGATCAATGAGATCGGGGATGTTGACTTGGGTGGGGTCAGCGAAAATGAGATTGTTGAGCGCGGCTTGGACGTTATCGACGCGCGAGCGGAGGAGCCACGTCGCGATGTCATGCATCGGGAGAATGAGGTCGTAGAGGGATTGACCATACGTCTTGTGAACGTCGTTATGGAGCGAGCCAATGACGTTGGGGAACTGTCGGCCATAGGGGTTGAGTTGAAGGCGGACGCATACCTCTTCATCAAGTACGGTAACGACGAGCCAGATTTCATCCACAGAGGGAACACCAATCTCATATCCGGCGAGACGGAGCCAGCACTCATCAGTGACGCGGCTATTGCCAAGTGTGAAGTATTGCTCCCCACCCTCGCGTTGTTCTGGTTTCGCTGGGTCGATGTTAAGGCCGCGCCCTTGTTCAGCATGGAAGCGGTGAGCCTCCCATCCCTGAGAAGGGGCGGTAGTACGGTTACGAAGTTCCGGGTGCGTCTTGAGCTTAGGGTAAAGGCCGGATGAATAGAGAGCGTTGTACGAGCTGTGTCGGACGAAGCAGATGTATTGCATGTTTTGCCAGTCTCCCCACGAGACGCGAGGATCAGGGTAGCAACGGCGGGGGTCCGAATTGACAATTTCATTGGTGTTGTTCTTGTTGTTCCAGAGAACTTGTGTAGGTGCGAAGCCGTACCTTACACTGTCGAGGAGCATTTGGGCAAGACGTGCCTCGCCAGCGCCTCGACGTAGTTGGCTGTGGAGGACGCGCTCAAGAATGAGGGATGATTGTCGGCTCTCTCGATTGAGGCCCTCCAACTGAAACATTGGGTTTCGGCCAGCCAGTGCAGCCATAAGGTAGGTAAGGACTGTGTCCGCGACGGCGCGCGTATCGGCAATGACCGCTTTCTCGCGAAACTCTGTGGCAGACGGATCGACATAGACGTCATGCGCACGGTCGGCTTCGCGCCAGTGGTCGTAACGGTTCTTGATTTTGTTGTACGACATTTGGAGGCACGACTTGACGTACTGGACGATCTTGCGTTCCTGCTCTTCTGTGAGGTCGGATGAGATGTCTTCATAGGCGGCAAGCTTATTGATGTGCTCACTCAAGTCAACAACGATGCCATCGTCGGTGAGTGATTGGTAGTTGCCGGAGGTGTAGTTGCGCTTTTCCATCCTGCGTTTCTATCCTGTTGTTTTGTGGCGTGTCGTCCTATTCGCCCCAGCGCCGGAACATGCCGCCAGCGAGGTCGGATTGGTTGACGCGGAGACCGCCGATTGTGGTTTTAACTTGCTGGTTGAGGGAGCCAGAGATGTCGAAGCCGCCTTGGAACATTGCAAGGTCTTGTCCTCCTTGGCGACTGAGAATGTCGAGCAGCATGGTGAGGGCGTCCACTTGGTCGTCGTGCTTGGACGATGGGAACGCGGAGCACTCCTGCATAAAGGCGTCGAGCCATGGGGCGACCTCGGGTAGGTAGACGCGGCCACCTTCGATGAGGGGCGTAACTGCGTTGGCGCGCATGACCTTGTCGTTCCCGACTTTGTAGGGAATGACGGAGAGGCCAGATTGGCGGCGGAGGTCTTGGATGAGAGATTGGCCAGACGCTTTGTCCTCGATGTAGGTGGCTCGGAGCCCGTTGCCTCGGTACATCATGTTGTTGGTGATGAGACGTTGCTTGAGTTCGGGGTACTCCCAACGTCCGCGTTCGAGGCCCAAGATGTAGATGTCGCCATCGTGCGTTACGCCGCCAGTCATAATGACGGAGTAGTCGGCGGTCTCGTTCTTTTTGAACGCGGTGTCCGCGACGGTGATGAGCGAGGCGAATTGTTCTGGGCGCATCCCCTCGTTCCAATAGCGCCACCATTCGGTCTTCAAGATGTTGCCTCCTTCAATGTAGGGACGTTGCTGGTAGAGACTTTCAAAGTCGCGCGGGTTCATTCGCTGCTTGCGCTTGAGGTCTTCAAGTGGGAACCGTTCGGGCCAGAGGGCGACTTCCTTTTCTTCTTGGACGAAGCGCTTGGATTTGGTGATGGTTGAGAGGACGTTCTTCTCGACGTACATCGGGTGATCTTTGGGGAGATCGCGCCGCGAGATTTTTTTGCCTTTGACGGTCGTGATGGCCTGATAGTCGAGGTGTATCCAGCGGCCCTCTTTCCAGTCTTCGGATGCCATGATGCGGCCAGCCAGATCGTCTGGATGCCAGCGGGTCAGGACGACGATTTCGATGGGCGGGTTGCCGTTGAGGTCGGGCTGTTTACGAGTTTGGAGGCCAGAGGTGTAGAAGTTCCACACCTTGTTACGCATGGTGATGCTCTCAGCCTCTTCGCGGGATTTGATCGGATCGTCGATAAGTAGGAGGTTTGAGGGCCGCCCGGTCGTAGTTCCCCCGATACCCACGCCGAAGTAAGCACCGCCAACGTCTGTACGCCAGACGTCCGCCGCCGTGGAGGAGTTGTTTAGGCGTAGGTCTGGAAAGATTTGGGCTGTGGTTTCGGATTGTGCGAGATCGCGGCATTGGCGGCCAAAGTCCTTTGCTAGTTCACCATTGTATGAAGTCGAGAGTACGAAGCGCGTCGGGTCGCGAGCCATGTAGTAGGCCGGGAACCCAATGGTGCAGAAGGTGGACTTGGCGTGCCGAGGAGGCATGGTCATGAGGACGCCCCGGATGGGGGTGCCGTCTTTGGAGGTGAGGAGACCCTTTTCGAGTTTGTCGAGCGTGTCGATGATCTCGATTTGGAAGGGGGTCAGCGTGAATTCGGGATGGATCATCTCGATGTAGCCGCGATACGAGGACGCGGCTTTATCGAGTTTGAGGAGGTGTTTGGCCGCTTCGGCAGCCGTGATTGGGCGAGGCTCGCTCATAATTTGACTTTGCCCTTGCGGAGGATGCGGGAGCCCGCAAGTTCGGTGCGCAGTTGCGGGTCAGTTACGGAGGCGGTCATCACTTTGAAGAAGTGATCGAGGATTGCTTCTTGGCGACGGTGTTCGGGAACCGACGTTAGATCGAGTTGGGCCATGGCTTTGCCGAGTTCGAGGCCAGAGATAGATGTCTCGTGCGCCTCTTTGATGGGATTAGAGACCATATTCGGCTCAGATTGGCCGGGGATGTTGATGAGTTTGGTCATGTTGGTTCTACCTCTTTATAGTCTGCGTCTACCACGTCTTCGCTTTCTTCGTCTTCCATGGCTCCTTCGGAGGCAATGCGCATAAGCTCTTCACGTGAGAGCTTTGAGGCGTCGGTATGGACGTGATTGTGCTGGTGAACAGACGCTTTAATGTCTGGAACGACCTTGTTGAGGAGCGCTTGGAAGATGCGCGCCTGTGTTGGGGTCCACGTTTTGGTCCCTTCGATAACGTCGAAGGCCGTATCCATGTTGACGGCGATTATGTTTGCGATGCGACTGCGCAATTGTGCGACACGTTGCGGCGTAAGTTTGATTTTTCCGGCGGCATATGCCGCAAGAATTTCCTTATTACCCGCGCGTTCGCCCTTCTTTACGAGGGCCGCATCGCTTTCGAGCGCTTTCTCTACATCTTTGCCTGTGATCTTGGTCATGTTTACACCTTGTTAGGGACGTTTCAAATTTTGCTCGCGCAAGTCGAGGCACCGGGTGACGTGAAAAGGCGGGACTCCAATCGGCGGTGCCAATACCCCCGCCCCCCATGCGCGTAGAGCGTCAAATCCGCAACGACATTGCCGTTTTTCTGCCCCACGGAAAGGAAAAAATCGTTTGTTTTCAGTGTGTTTCAATCCCTTTTGTAGGGTTTGCCTATGGCGAAAGCGTCCCAGATGCGCCCTTGCTCGCGCATACGATACCCGTGTGAAAACTACCCGCGTCATGGGGTTTTTTACCTCAGCGGCGGCGGCCTGTCATCCCTGCGGATTTGCCTCGCGCGGGATTCCCGTACACACGCGCGCGGTCCCTCGAAGAGGGACAGGGTGCTCATGGGGTGGATCGTCAATCCCGGCTGATCCGAGCCTAACTGCGTAGGAGATACACGCATGACTACCACGACCCAAAACCCGTTCCGCATTGCAACGCTCGCGGAGATGCAAGACGCGCTGTCAGCGAAGCTGACCGCTGCCAAGCGCAAGACCATCGTCGCGCAGTGCGTCGAGGTGCTCGAAGCCCGCGTTGCGAAGGCGAAACCGGGCTCGTACAAAGCGCGCCGCAGCGAAGCTGCCATCGCCCAACTCAAGGCCAGCGGATCGCTGGACGCGAAGGGCGCGTTCGAGAGCGCCAAGGCGACGCCGAAGGCGTCCAAGGCGAAGGGCAAGCGCAAGGCGACCACGACAACGCCGAAGGCGTTGACGAAGAAGCAAGTTGCGGGCCTTGAGGCCCTTGGCCTCGATGAGACCCAACTCGCAGGTGCCATGGCTCTGCTGGGTTCGTAGAACCCACAACCAACGCACACACATTGGCCTGCGCACTCCGGTGCGTGGGCCTTTTTGCGTTAGGTGAGCAATACCGCTCGCCTCAACCTGCGTATAAGGACGCACACAATGACACAACCAATCAACGACGTTATCGACAACGACACAGGCGAGATCATCACGGGCCACACTGTGCCTTCACGTCGCAAGTCGCTCAGCGAGATCATGCGCGAAGAGCGCATCCGTGAGCATGGCAGCGGCGACGAGGAACTTGACGTGTACCTCATCATGATCGTTGGGGACAACGCGTAATGCGTTTCTGGGTGATGTGGACGCTAATGCAACTCGCGATGGCTTGGATGGCCATCGTGTTTGCGTTGGCGACAATTGTCGGCATGTTCTGTGCCATGGTGAACCCGTGGGACGGCATCCGAGCGTACAACGACATGCGACGCGACGCGTTCGAGGCGATCAACGCCTATCGCTAAGCTCAACGACTTTGGCCCGCCAGCTCTGCTGCGCGGGCTTTTGTCCGTACGTTGACAGGAAAGGACAACGACAATGGAAGAATATGCATTCTGGCGTATCTTCGCAGCCACATGCTTCGGTATCGTGGGTGCGTTGGCTGCCATCATCTTCACGGGAAAGGACAACACCCATGGATAGCACCATCATCGAAAGCATCATCACGATCCTCACAAAGTGCGGCGCGATCATGGGCGGCGTTGCCGTCATCATCATCTTCATTGGGCTGTGCATCAACGACACGACGCAAGCGCTCAAGGACGCACGTTTGCCGATGTTCTTGGCCATCGTGTTCTGCGCGTTGGCATTCACGCTCACCATGGCAACGGGTGCAGTATGAGCAAGGGCGTTCTGACGGGAACCATCGCAGCCATGATGGCGGGAGCCATCGGCTGGGGCTTCGGATACTCGCAAGGCACAAACGACGCCATCGACATGATGGAGGACATGCCAAGCTACGACATCGAGCAAGCTGCGTACAATTGCATGGACGGTGCAGACGAAACCGAAGTCTGCCATGACCTGTGCTCGTACTACGTGAGCGACGACTATCGCTTGGATTGCCATGAGGCACTCAGACGTTGGTACGTGATCGGAGCAAGCAATGGCTAAGATATACAAACCAGAGCTATTCCAATGGCATAACTTCGCTCCCGGCCTTAAACGCAAGGTCGGGAATAACCGCTGGGTCTCGCACACCATTGCAGGCGATGGCACGAAGGTCATTGCCGGTCGCCTGCACAGCTCATACGTCTTCAAGATGACGCCAAAAGTTATCGTCTTGAGCGCGCACTCATACCACACACGAACGACAGCCGACGCCATGCAGGACTTCTGTGAGGCGGCGGGCTTCAACGTGGGTGTGTCTTTTGCCAAGTCTGGCCATTGGGTGCATTGGAAGCATCGTAGCGGCTTGTACGTTGACGACCAATTCGAACATCCAGTTCACGCTATCAAGGTGGAGGATATGTGGGGGACGCATGACATTCCGGTAGAGGCGAAAGAGACGTCGCCTCGCCTTTCGTTCAAATCACCAAGGAGGCTAATCATTTGAACATCTTCGCGCTCAGCACCAATCAACGACGTGCTGCCCAATACCACGTCAACGCGCATGTGATCAGCCAAATCAAGGAGTACGCACAACTGCTCTCGTCGGTTCATCACGTGTACCCAACCGAACATACGCCGCACGTCTACAAGATGGGTTCGGCGTGGTTCAATCACCCGTCAACGATATGGGTTCGCCAAAGCAAGGCCAACTACTCGTGGTTGGTCGCGCTTTGGCATAATCTCTACGACGAGAAACTCAGACGTTGGCCTAACGCAGCCAAGGGACACGCCTCATACGAGGACAACGTCGCTCGGCTCGTAAACGTGCCTCCCAACATGCCAGACGTTGGGCTCACACCAGTCTCGTTGGCCATGCCAGCGAGGTTTCAGCGCCCTTGCGCAACGATGGCAGACGCGGTCGAGTGTTACCGTGACTACTATGCGTTTGACGAGAGCAAAACTCATCTCCATGCGTGGCACGGACGTTGTCCGCCACCATGGCTCACTCAACGACAGGAGCAATCCAATGCGAGTGTCTGAACTCATCGCAACACTGCGAAAACTCAACCCCGAAGCCTACGTTGTCGTCGCAAGCGACAGCGAGGGCAACAGCCATCACATGCTGGATGACGTTACGTTGGCCACCATCGAAGACCCGAACGAGTATTACCTCGAAGTCGGAGACGATGGCACATCCGAGGACGACGAGAACGTCTTCGATCACCCAGCCGTTATCATCTACCCATAGGAGGACATTACCGAGAGTTAATCCAAACATGTAGCGATTGTGCTACACTAACCCCTCAACGACAAGGGAAACTCATGACCAAACCTAAACTCACCGCATCAGGCAACGAGCCAAATGCACCAGACGAGATGATCGGACGCATTCCGGGCGTCATCTTCAGCGTTCACCTCTACATCATCAGCGAAAAGGAGGAAATCATCCTCGGCCACACCGAAGAGCATGTGCGTGGCTTCAATGCGCACGAGTTCATCAGTGAAGCCCACATCATCAAGCAAGTGGGTAACAAGAACCCCGAAATCTTCGCACAAGCGGACGACTGGCGTGTGATGACACACGAAGAGATCGGAAACCACATCATCGACGGCCACGTTGATGAGATGATCCCGCACAGTCAAGTCCCACCGGGCATGACTGATCCACTCCACTACATCATGGCGCACGGCGAGTTTCCCGAAAAGCTCGTCAATCACCTCAAGTCCATTGATCCGGACTATGAGTGCGCTCGCATTGCGTCGGGCTGTGACAAGCCGGGATGCGATTGCGGCAACGAAAAGCTCATGATCAGGATCACCGCAAGCGATTTGCTCTCATTGAACGAGCTGATCAATAGCGGCGGCTCACGTGAGGAGAACCTCGAACAATGGGTCGAAGCCATGCGTGAGAAGACACGACGGGAGAACGACAATGGGTAAGCCCAAGCTGATCACATCCAAGTCTTCCGTGTTGCGTAACGCAGCCGCCAAGAAAGCCGAGGCCAAGCTAGTCAAGGATCACCTCAACTCGCATATCACCGACCCTGATCGTTACGTGGCGTCAGCCAAGGAAATGACAGACGAAGACCGGAAGAAACCGGGCCAGCGTGTGAACGTTGACCTGTTTATTCGTTCGGATAGCGACAAGAGCCTGTGCTTCGGCACGACGCTCGCTGGTTTCATCTCAATGCCCGAAGTGCCGCACGAGCTGGACTTCTGGGACTTGGTTGACTGGTGGGACAAGGAGATGGACATCGACCTGCGCAAGACGTTGGAGAAGCCACCGTATGACAAGGTCAACGACTATCGCTGGATGACGCAGGAAGAAATCTCCGAGATGATCTACGAGAAGTCTCTTGCACATGGCGGCATGTACGCAGGCATGTCACCGGAACTCACGCATGGGCCGGGTCATCCGCAGGTGGCGGGCGACAACAAGACCAAGATGGCAATGGCAATGAGGGCGGCTGGTATGCCAGACGCACTCGTCAAGGCCATCATGGACTCGCCGGGTCAGGTTGGGGTGCTGCCCCTCGAAGACCCAGACGATGACCGTCCACTCAGCGAGCGTTTGACAGACGCCGTTGATGCGATGGTCGATGAGATGGAGGCAGAAGCCCCAGACGAAGACGCTCCCCTGCGAATTGGTGGGCGCAAGAAGAGGATGCTAAACTAATGGGACGCTTTGCGACCGCAGTACAAGGCACGTTGGCTCGGCTCTTTCCGGACCAACCCCTGCCTTCGGAGGTCAATCCAATCGAGATACCTCCGCCTTCGCCGCTCGAACGTGAGCACGTGACAAGCGCATACCCTGAAGCCAAGGACGAACGCGAAGCACTCTATGTGCAGGCAATCGAGATGGCCGAGGAAGAGACGGCGCTCATGTTTGAGGACGTACAACGTCTGATGGCTGAGCGTGATGCACTCAAGGATGAGATTGCAGAACGCGCTCTCTTGCAGTCTGAAACTCTCGAAGTCTTGGACATGATTGCGTCTTGGTGCGAGGACATTCAGCGCTGCAACAAGGACACACCCGAAACACGGGGGCGCAAGGTTCTCAAGCTGAATGGCGAGATGTACGAGGGGCCAGTGGTTGACTGGGTCTTTGAGTACAACGCAGCCATCAACAAAATGGGCAAGGCGCTGCGTCGTCGGTGCCGTAAACTCGTGAAAGGAGTAGCCAATGTCACGTCTTGAGGATGGCGCTCGCACCTTGGCCGGAATGTTCTTCGGTCTCATCATGTTGGTCCCATGCCTTGTGGTGGCGCTTGCTGCCATCGTGTTTGCGGCCATCATCGCTGTGCCTTCGTGGATACTCTTCACGTTGGGTATGTTCTGTGTCCGCATCTACAAGTGGTTCACTCGTGCGTCCGTCTGGATGGACAGAGGGGCCATATGGCTGCTGCGCAAGTCAAAAGACTTCATCGAGTGGGTGCAGAACACAATCAATTCGCTGGTCTTAGGATCACGGATGGCCGACGGCACCAAAGCTAACGTCGAGCTAATAGAACTCGCGGATCAGATTGATCCGGAGCCAACAGGCATGGCCCAAGAGGGGCCGGGTCTACCTCAACTCACTCGTGAAGAAGGATACATTCCACGATGAAACTCTCTCCCAAAACCACCCTGACAGCAGGCTTGCTCTTTGGCGCTGCTGGTATTCTGTGCCTGATCAATGGCGCGATCATCGCTGCGGTCGTACCTCTCGGTCTGGCCACTGGCCTGCTCTTCCTGTGGTCACGTGACAACGGCAAGGACGATCCGCTTGACGCTGTGTTCGGACGTGCCGCAAGCCCGGACGATGTTCACCCTCGCTTCGGCATGTCGCTGGTCGGATGGGAAGCCTATGCGCAGACACGTGGCGGCGACGCTGATCGCTGGGCACCGGATGACTTCGGTCTTTACATTCGCCATGGGATGGCGCGCTTCAACCTGACTGAGTGGGGTGCTTACCAGAGGGTGGGCTATGAATACTGCCCCGGCTCTGCCAAGGGGCGCTACATCCAGCTCGGCATCGAGAACGATGAGACATTCGACCCAGCTTTCTACTCTTAGCCTCGTGCGCAGGTGCGCACGCGCGGTTCCCCGAAGGGGAACTAGGAGCTAATCGGCGTCGGCCCTGCTTCGGTGGGGCCGGGGCTATCCTATTCACTGTCATAATCACGAGGTATCGACATGACGTTTATGAAACGGCTCAAGACTGAGCTATTGCCCTTGCTGCGGGAAGCCAGCACACACTCAGACTTCAGCAAGCGACGCAACGCCGCCAGAAATGCGGTGAGCACAGCGCTTGCTGCGTGGAGCCGGTTCGGCGCAGACCACGGCTGGCACGACACCGACCTCATCCCCCAGACAGGCGTGGATTACAGCACTAGTCCCGGTCACTTGTTCGGGCACTGGCCAAATGATGCGTGGGCTAGCGATTACGGCGTCAAGCCTTCCGACATGAGCGCATCCAAGGTGGCCAGCTTTGTGGGCTCGCCTTACGTCGGGCTCTCTCTGGTTGCGGCTATCCTCATGCATCTGGATGGCCAAGCAGAGGGGCATGACGGTGCGCTCAAGGTCACCAAGAGCCTCACTGAAGGCGCGTTTGCGTCTATTGCTGACAGCACATGGTGCTTGGAAAGCGATGGCGGCAAGCGCACGTACGGTCTCAGCGATCAGCTCGTTGAAGACGTACCCGGAACATCGATGCGTGGCTATGCCATGCTCGATCAATACCTCATGTCCAACTTCGGCGTTGGGCTGGGGGCACCACCGCGTGGATATAAATCAACACTCGTCCACGTATCATCCAAGCCTAACCCTGCTGGGCTGGGCTCCACATCCTCACCAATCGGAACTACCACCATGGAAAATGAAAACAACGACACCCCTGAGCAAGCACCACAAACCGACAAGGGGGGCACCTCACCAAAGGTGATTGCCTCTGCGCTTCAGGGCCTTGATCCCTCGCTGCGTGGCGCTATCGATGCAATGCTTGCGAGCGCTGGCATTGCCAACACCAAGACGCTGGCCGGTCTCGTGAGCGAGAGCGTCAATGGCGTGGCTGCGCGCACTGAACTCGCTGAGAAGAACGAGCTTGTCGAGAAGCTCAAGTCGCAGGTCGCTGACCTAACGTCTAAGGCGGCCATGGTTGGGCCGGTCGAAGTCAAAGGCGAGGCTGACATTCCTGATGGCAAGATCGACTTCAAGAAAGCGTACGAAGTCTTCGAAATTCCGAAGGCTGCACACAAACTCTTCGACTTCGACGTGCCAGTGGGCGAGTGGGATGCGCCACACCCTCACGTCCCAGAGATCAACGACGACTACGTCTTTGATGCTGAGATTTTGGTGACGCTCTTGATTGCGATCCGGAAGAACCAAGTGCCATGGCTCAAGGGTCACACGGGTACTGGCAAGACCACGATGATCGAGCAAATCTATGCGCGTCTCAACATCCCTGTGTTCCGGGTTAATCTCGACAGCGACATCTCACGTGGCGACTTGGTTGGTCGTGAGGTGCTGACCACGGACAGCAAGGGCAACACGGTGACCAAGTTCACGGACGGTATCATTCCGCTGGCCATGCAACAGCCATGCTGCTTGCTCTTGGATGAGATCGATGCGTCTCGTCCTGACCTTGGCTTCGTCCTGCAACGTCTGACTGAGGGCAACGGCTTCATGCTGCTTGAGGATGGGGGCCGCACAGTGACGCCGCACCCTTACTTCCGGATTTGTGCTACGGCCAACACGAATGGACGTGGTGATGAGACCGGATTGTATTCGGGTACTCGTGCGATGGGTGTTGCCCTGCTCAATCGCTTCAAGCCGTTCATCGACGTTGACTACATGACGGTCGAAGAGGAAGAGGCGCTGATCCTTGATCAAGTGCCGGGTATTCCTCCTGCGATTGCCAAGCAGATTGCTGCCTATGCAGGTGAGCATCGCAAGGCGTTCGTCTCTGCCAGTGTGACGCTGCCCAACTCGCCGCGTGATACGCTTGCCATGGCGATGGCGTACACCGACTTCGGTATGTTCGGCGGTGATCGGGCCATGGGTCTTGCACTCAAGACTTGCATTATGAATGCGGCTGATGCAGATGATCAGAATGTTCTGATTGGTTTGGCCCAGCGCGTCTTCAATTCGGCGGCGACGAAAGGCTTGGGCAAGTAGACCGCGAAGCGGTCGCCGCGTAGCGGCTAAGTAAGGGCGAGCACCCGTCAGAGAGGCGGGCAAAGCTCATAGGTTGGGGGCCAGCGTTGAAGCTGGTCCCCACTCCCGAAACCAACACAAGGACAATTGATATGGCTAAAACCAAGACAGCTTTCCGCGTTCCAGCGGGACGCAAAGTGAGCGGGTCAATGCTGACCCATGAAATTCGTGAGACATCCAAGGTTCTCTCCCGTGATCACGGCATCAAGGTGCAGATCGGCGGGACCGAACACAATCATGCGGGGACCGACGGTAAAACCGTCATGTTCCCGGCGGTGCCCCTTGGTGTTGAGTACACACCACAAGAAGTGAGCATCATGCGTGGTTACGTTGACCACGAGGCCGCACACAAACGTCACACTGACTTCCGGACGTTGCGTCCGGGCAACAAGTGGTTCGAGGCCATGGAGAAGTACCCTCTGCTGCCTCACATGTCCAACGCCATTGAGGACTTGCGCATTGAGGCGCTGGCGTCTCGTGAGTATGCGGGGTCGCAATACAACCTGCGTGCTGTGGCGGAGAACGTCGCTGAGAAGTTTCTCAAGAACCATGCTGGCACACCAGCGGCGGACCAACTCGCGGCGGTCTTGCCCCTCGCTGTGACGTGGGCTGGACGTCAGGCCATGGGTTACAACTCGCCCTCTATGCAGGCGGCGCTCGACAGTCTGCATCCTGAGATCAAGGAGATTGCTGAGAAAATTTGCTCGACATTTGCGGCACGTGCTCCGAAGAACACGAGCGAGGTTCACCAGTTGGCCATGGACACGCTGGCTCACTACGGGTTGGACTATACCCGTGACGATGCGGAGATTGCACAACGAGCCAAGGATCGTGAGCTTTCCAAGGAGGGCAAGAAGGACAGCTCTGGTGCAGGCGGAGGCGGTGCTCCCGGTTCCGAAGGCGAAGAGGCGTCGGGCAATCCGGGTGAGGGCGAAGGCTCAACGGGCACAGGCAACGTCGATACCAAGGGCACGGCTGGCTCAGCTTCCGAGAAGGAAGACGTTGAGAGCGCCATGTTTGGCGAAGAGACCGAGACCAAGGACACAACATCTGATGGCACCGACGAAGACGGCTGGGCTGGCGAAGCTAACCGGGGCGTGGGCGGTGGACACGACACGTTGACCAAGGCCATGGGGCGGGACGCTATTGCCAACGAGGGCATCTTGGATCACTCGATTGACCAAGCCATGAATGCGTTGGCCGAGGCCAAGTTCACTGAGGGTGCGAACCGAGGTGACTGGGGCAAGCCCAATCGCCAAGGCAAGACGGTCGAGCACTACACTGCGCCCGTCGAAGAGTACGATAGCTACGTGACGTTGGACATGGCCAAGGGACGTTGGGGCAATGAGCCTAAGACTGCGACCAACAAGGCGTGTGCTCAGAAGTACAAGGCGTCCATCGAGGAGGCCCGCACCAACAACGCCTATCAACGTCTGAAGTCTACGACTGCGGCGGCGACGAACCGCATGAGGAAGAACTTGGAGGCAGCACTGCTGTCCAAGAAAGAGCGAGTGTGGCGTGGTGGATATGAGGATGGAAACCTTGATCCACGCTCGCTCTCCAAGGCCATGACAGGTGCGACCGCTATCCACAAGCGGCGTACTGAGGCCGAGGACTTTGACACGGCGGTGCTCATCGCAGTGGATGCGTCGGGCTCCATGTGTGGCAAGCGGGCGGTGACCCAGCAATGTCTCATTGCGTTGGCCGAAGTCTTTGAGCGGATCGGTATTCCGTTTGCGGTGACCACGTGGAACACGGATGCCATTGGGTATTCGGGTTACGGTGGCGACAAGGAATGGCGTCAGGTTCACAAGGATTATGCTGATCCCTATTATTCGGGGACGGGTCCGCAGCCAACGCACACGAGGCTGGAACCTATCAGCGTCTATGAGCTGAAGGGCTTCGACGATACGCTCAAAGCTGCGGAGAATTCTCTTGCGGCCTACGAGCATATTGTTGGGGGCGGCAACGTCGATAGTGACGCTATCTTGCAGAGCTATCTGCGGCTGCTGGCACCCCGCCCTGAGAAGCGTAAGGTGTTCATCGTCTTGAGCGATGGAGCCACGTGCGACACTGAGTTTCATGATGAGAGCGGCAAGTATGGTCGCATGAACTTTGTGACTGCGGAGCTTGAGAAAGAGTGCGAGCTGATTGGCATTGGTATCATGGATAGCAACGTCAAGAAGCACTACACCAACTGGGTCGTGACCCGGTCGCTCGAAGAGCTGGCGGGTGCTTGCATGAAGCCGATCAACCAGATGCTGTTGGGCGGCAAAGTGAAGAGCATTCATGGGGGTGATCGCAAGAAAAAGAAACGTGCGGCGTAGGGCTGCGCGAGCACGGGTAGACGTTAGCTGGTTGTCATTGGCCAGTGGCGTCTACCCGATGCGGTTCTGGTCTGGTGTTGCCAGAGACGTTAGCAAGGCCAGAGTGAGAAGACAGGACAAAAAGAAAGTCCGTGAAATTGTACGAAACCATGAAAGGAAATGGAAATGAAAATGCGTACACCGGGAGCTGCCCCGTCAACAGCAGCAGCAGTGGGTGGTGGAGCCACTCGCAAGCGTAGCAAGCTGAACATCGATGATCTTTGTGCGCCTATGTATGTGGTGCGCGCTGGCACGGTGGGCGACACCATTCACGAGGTGTTGTTCCGAGCCGAGATTGATGACGATAAGATCATTCTTCATGCGGAAGCCTATGTGCCAGCGGTCGGATCGATGGACTTGCACCAGACGTTTACGATCCCGCCCAAGCTGAGCACGAGGGATGCCGTTGAGAAAATCTTGGCCAAGAAGGCGACGAATGATCGTGCGACTGCGGTGCTCAAGGAATTCTTGAAGTTGGCGGAAGGGTTCGATGATTACGATCTTGTGTCTGCCAAGGGCAAGAAGCTGGCGGCTGCCAAGAAAGCGCGGGCGGCTGCGTCTGCAACGTCGGGCGGGTCTATGGCCGAGGACGAAGTGGAAGACATTCCAGCGACCGAGGCCGAAGCGCCACGTGAGAGTAAGCGCGTGACGTTCGATGATCTCATTGGGGATGGCGATGACACTCCGGCTGGTGCTGAGCATCATCATTCCAACTCGCCAGAAGGGATTGCCAATGCGATCCGGAGTATGGAAGGTGTGGAGCCTCTGACGTCAGAGCAGATGGTTGAGCTTCGGGCGGCTGATCCGGATGCGATCATGCACCAAGCCGCAGAGGAACTTCAGCAATCCTATGAAAACATGGGAGCTAAGATGCCAGACGATGTGCGTCAGCGGATCGAAGACGTGCTGCGCACTCAAGTCACGGGTATTCGCTGATGTTTAAGCTGAGGCGACCATGTGCAAGCTGCCCGTTCCGGAAGGGAGCGGGCAGTTCGTTTCGTCTGCCAGTGGAGCGCATCGCTGAGATTACTGAAGCGGCTGCGTTCCAGTGCCATAAGACGGTGGATTATTCGGGTGATGATGGGCCAGAGAGCGGGGATAAACCCCAGCAGTGCGCTGGTCTGATGGCCATGCTGCATCGAGAGGGGAAACCCAATCAGATGATGCAGTTGGCCGAACGTCTGGGCTTTGAGGGGTTTGATCCTGAGAAGCTGGACCCGGATGGGGTATGCTACGAAAGCATTGATGATGCCATGTGCGAACATGATCCGCAGGGAGCGGAGTTAGAGCTTGACATTGTCGGCTGAAGTGTCATCATAACGCTACAGTTGGTGAGCGAAGCGAGCCGACTTAGCGTGCTCAAGGGGAGCGATAGCGACCCTTGATGTAACGCTACAGACTTAGGGGCGGTGGACACCTCCTTTCGTCAGTTAAGTTTGAGGAGATTTCGTAGCTGATACCAATCAAAGTGTGATGCCTCGCCAACGTGTGCCCCGATAGAACTGTATACACATGTGGCTGATGGTTAAACGGTGGTTCACCGGGACTGGTCCGTAGGACTGGGAAGTAACGTCGCCTTAATTGCACATGAAAACCTCGACTGAACCCGACGTGGATGGCGGCTGAATGAGTGGTCGTATGAAGCGTCGGGGGACGTCCTCAACTTTTAACGGATATGATTATGAGTAATTTGAAGACAGACTTGGAGCGCCTTGGAAAGCCAGTGATGACTGGTGTGAGGGTGCCCGCACTCAACCACAGAGAAGGCCAGTTTAAGGCGGCGTACTATTGGCGCAATGACCCCGACATGGTCTGGGTTTATATGGCGGAACGACGCTTTGATGCGCGCAGTGATGCGGCGGCTTGGGCTGCGGCTCAGTGGAATGGTGATGGGCCAATACCTACGGGCGTTGGTTATACCAGACGTGAGCTTGAACATAAGGGGATGATCTAATGTTTGAAGAGGAAGAGTTTGAGCGTCGTCCGTTTGACGACGACTGCGATGAGCGCAAGCCATGGTTGGAGCCAAGCACAAGTCGCTTCCGAGGGCCTGTGCCGTCCGACTATGATCGGGCCTATGGTATTTGGGAGAACGGGGGCCTGCCACGTGCGTTCAAGGATGGGCTGCCTGAGTTCTTTGAGAGTACGGTGGGCGCGCATCCCCGGTTGGTCGGGTCGCGAACGATCAATGGTGCGTGGGACTTGGATAGTGATTGGGATTATCTGTTTCATACGAACAACATCAAGGCGACGATTGCTGAGCTGAACAAGCTGGGGTTCGCTGCGTCTCAGGGCGCTTATGAGGCCAAGGGGGATGGCGCTGAGTGGTTTGCTATGAAGCGCTATCAGGCTGATGCTGCGGGCCACGCACACACGGTGAACCTGATCTTCTCGAATGATATTCGGTGGCTCAATAAGTTTTGGATGGCCAACAAGGCCATGGAGGCACTGGGTGTGACGGACAAAGCGGTGCGCGCTGAGTTCTTTTCGATCTATGTGGACATGGACGAAGAGGTGTGGGGTGAGAATGCCATGGATGAGGCCACCGAGATGCTTGGCATTGCGGCGAAGGGTGGCCGGGTAGACGTTGGCATTGGGAAGCTGAGGTTCCGCAAAGGGAGGGTGTCCTGATGGCTTTGAAACTTAAGAAGAGGCCACCTGAGAGAAACAAACGCAAGAAGGGGCGTTGGGTCCGAGAGTTTGATAACTGGTATGCCGTTGGGTCCATCGTCAAGGACGGGAAGAGGGTGCGTGTTCGGAAGTCTATGGATACTTCTGACTATGAGCTGGCCAAGTTTCGGATGCAGCAGTTCGAGCGTCGTGAGACGAGGGCCGGAGTTATCGGTGGCTATACGTTGAGCGAGGCGATTGATAGTTACCTGAGCATGAGGAACTCAACGTCCAAGACGACGTCGCAATACCTTGAGAGGTTCCGGAGTATGTGGGGCCACATGGCGCTGAGTGATTTTGATCAGGGCTTGCTGGATGAGTATGTGGAGAGACGTCAGGGCATTGTTGCTGGGGCCACGGTGCGCCGGGAAATGAATGCGCTGATGCCTGTCTTTCAACATGCGTATCGGAAGAGGTGGTTGGCGCAGCCATTTGATGTTGAGAAGCCGAAAGAGGGGAAGCCCCGTCGGCGTGTGCTGAGCGACGAGGAGGTTGATTTGTTGCTTCAGCGGGGGAAGAGGCCAAGTGCGTGGAGGCTGGCTGTGTTCATGTTGAATACGGGAGCGCGTATTGGTGAGGCTGTCGAGCTGACGTGGGACAACGTCCACATGGATAGCGAGCCACCGTATCTTGTTCTCAAGACCCGTAAGACACGGGGAGGAGAGGTTAGTGTTCGGTCGGTTCCTATCAATAAGACGTTGCTCAAACACCTTAGAGCGATGGCATCATTCGGAGTGGCAACTGGTGATCGGGTTTTTCCGGGTTGGGGGAATTCGAGTAAGGCGGTCAAGGCTCTTCAACGTCACGCAAAGCAAGTTGGGGTCGTGGATTTCACAACGCACGATCTACGTCGGACCTTTGCGACTAGACTGTTGGAAGCAGGAGCAAGCCCGCGTGTGGTTGCTGAGATTTTGGGGCATACGAGTTTGGCGATGGTGATGAGGTACACGAGACCGAGTTCCCGCCATGTGGCGAAGGCAGTACAGGAGATGGACGATGCCAAAAGTAAAAGTGAGACATGCCGAGAGGATCAAGTGGGTCGATAGCCACTCGCCGGGTGGCCAAGTGTGGGTCGAGGCAGACGATATATGCCCGGACATCATGGCCATGGTGAGTGTGGGCTATGTGTATGCCGAGGACGATGATCAGGTCACGCTTGTCTCTTCGTATGACACTGGACCGAATGGCGATCAGTGGAGTGGGGTGATTACCATTCCGAAGGTCGCGATCACTGAGCGTAAACGTCTTGTGCTGGGAGCGAACTAATGGCCGGACGAGATTGGAGCGGCTGGAAGGGATGGGTCGAGGGTCTTATGGGGCTCTCGATCCTTTGTGTTGTGGGGCTGCTGCTGTTTGTGGTCGGGTGTTCGACCATGGCGGAAGCGAAGTCCTATGAGTGGTATTCGGGAAGAGCGGGGGCCGAGCATTGCTGGGTCCATGCGGAGTTCAGCCCGTATGCTGAGTGCCTTGGTGTTGGGTATCAGATTGAAAATGATGTCGAGCGCGAGAGTTTTTTACAACGTCTTGAGGAGATGAAAGATGGCGAGTGAAGGAAAGCGAACAGTGAGGATCGATATTGATCTTTGGCCGTTGTTTTTTCTGGCTTGTTTTGGGTTGATTATTTGGGGCTCGCACCTTGAGACCCAGAACAAGCTGGAAGAAATGCGTATTGAAAAGGGAGTTTGTAATGGCGCAACGTAAGTGTCCTTGGTGTGGTCGGAAAATTATTGGCCACCCCAACAAGAAGTTTTGCAATGCGGATCATCGGCACAAGCATTGGAACTGGGCCAGACGTAAGGCGCAGGGCGATGAGTATGAGGGGCCTTATGACCCTGATGATACTCATCCCTTTTCGAGTGAGGGGCTGGGCCAATGGTGAAGATTGGGAACAGATGGCACCGTGTGAAGTGTGAGTGCGGCACGATCAACGAGTATCAGTGGCAGGACGTTCATGTTGCGGAGAGCCCGGAGCGTCATGCGCTCACGGGTGCGCCCGTTGCTGTCAATCATTGGATTGAGTGCGCGTATTGTCATGAGAAACTTCAACTTGATAAGCCGGATGACATGCCATGAGACTGCGGATGATGGAGTTGGAGCCGTTGGCTCCGCTGGAACCGGAGGGAGACTTCTGGGACCGGACCACTGAGATGATCCAAGAGGCTGATTGCATGAGCTTCGATGAATGGAGCGACTGGGTCATTGAGCGTCGGCACGATATGGCTGGGCCAGTGAAGGGTTATGCCAAGCGGCACCGCCTGAAGTGGAATGAGTCGGCTGCGCACTTCCCTTCGTCGGCTCGCATCTGTCGGTGGATGGCGCTAGCCAGCATACCGACAGATGGAACGCTGCACCAGATACCAGAGGAGCACCGGCACGATGTGCTCAAGACGTTGAGGCTGTTGGATGATGTGTACTACCATATTGTGGAGAGGAAGTGATGAGACTACGGATGGATGCATTGCCGCCCTCTGAGACTAACGTCTTGGAGAGGGTGCTCGACAATGAAGGCGACTGGGACGCAGATGATGTGCGGTTTGCGGAGCGTATGATTGAACATGCGACGCCGCAGTTCTTGAGCCAGATGCTTTCGTCTCACCGGATCAATAAGATGGTTGGGAATATGCGGGCTCGCAGCTTGAATGCGGCGCAGATCAGGGCTCTCAAGGAGTGGGCGACCACGCCAGTTGAAGAGCTTGAGGAGGAGCGGCAGGCCAAGGCAGCGTTCTCGTTTATTCAGGCGGTCATGATGGCCAGAACAGCAGACAGATTAGGAGTTAGTGATGAGACTGAGGATGGAGAGGTCATCCCCTTCTAAGGAGCCGACGGTTGAGCCGATGACAGAGGGGCAGGTTCTCGCGATGAAGGTCCGTGATACAAACGAATGGCTGTTTAAGGCGTGGCGAGATGATCTTATTCATGAGCTGCTTCAGCGTGTGCCTGCCGGAATGTATGTTGTTTATGGGATGGACGTTGCCAGCTTGAGGCGGGACAAAGGCGTAATCAACATGATCAATCGCGTCGATAATTGGCCGCACTATAAGGGTGGGCCGCACGAGAGCGCAATCCGGACGTTCGTAAGTGCGGTAGCGTGGTCGCTCAAGGCTGAACTTTCTGAAAATCCGGACTGGTATCAGGAAGACGTGCGCAATCAGACTGGTGTAGCTTAGGTTCGTGGCAACACGAAAGGAGGCTGATCTTTATCTGGATTAAGGCGGGCACCTTTCGAGGTTGTCCGCCTTTTTTCGTGCCAAATTTCTGGAACGTTTCAAATTTTTGCAGAATTTTCTGAGCCGATTTAGGAGTATGACCAGACTGTCGGCTGGGGAAGATGAGGCGCATCGTCTAGGTGAATGAAGCGACCGCCCTTGTGTTGTTTGATGCCAATGCGAGGGATGCCTTCCATCATTGCAACCTTGACTAGGCGATATGCGTCACGTCCTCTGACCCCAACATCCACGGCGCGTCCCGAAGGGTGAGCGCCGGACGTAGGTCGCGCTTTACGCGCTTCAATGGGATGCTTGGGACAACGATAGCCAGAGGTGATGGGCATTGGTTTGCCGAAGACTTTGCGGATGCGTTCGAGACGTTCGAGGAAGTCGGGGTGCATTTTGTTTTCGCCGCAGTGTGAGCAGCGGAGTTCTTCGTCGGTAAAGTTTTCTGAGGTGGCCATGGTTACTCCTTACACACACTTAATGCGTCACGAAGGGCACGAATGTAGACGTTCTTTGGTGCGCGCTCACTGGCCAGAAGTTGGTAGCGAGCGGCTGCGTCGGGTGCGTCCTTGAGTTCTTGGTCGGAGACGATCTCGCTTGGCTCAGCGGGCATCTCGACTGGGCAAGGGATGGTTACGGGAACGCGCACTTCTTGGGTGATGATTACGGGCTCCGGGGGCTTGGGCGTGGAGCCGCAAGACGTTAGGAATGTAAGCGCGAAAGCGTATAGTGGGATATATTTCATTGGAGTGACTCCAGAAATTGAGCGTCGATGATTGCTAGACGTTGTGCCAGTAGCTCAGCGGTTCCGTCTGGCTCGGGTAAGGTTATGTTGCGGATTTCCTCAGAAAGACGCGAGGCGTTTTCTTGCGAGGTCTTCAGCAGCTCTTTTGTGGTGAGCCATGCGGCCAGACGAGCGTCGGACTGAGCGGATAGAACTTCAATGGCTGCGTTCTGCTCATCAATGGCGGCTTGAAGATTGTCATTGTTGGACCGTGCAGTTGCCAGATCACTTTGGGTTTGAGCCAGTTCAGCGCGAACATCCTTGAGGTCTCCCTTCAATCCTTTGATTGTGAAGTGTCCGATGGCCATGTTGGCGATGAGTAAGACGGCCAGCAGTGCGGCTGCTCCGCCCATGATTGGGCCAGCAATACGTGATGTGATGAATGAACTAAAGAGTGTCAGCATGAGCGCGTGCCTCGTTGATTTCGTCTCGGCGTAGTTTGTCTGCGATAGTCCACCAGATCAGGGCGAAGATTGACATGGCCGCACCAACCAGACCGAAGACCATGCTTTCGTCTACGAAACCCTTGGAGACGAGCGAGCCAGCGATGAATTGGAAGATGATGCGAACGATTTGTTGGGCGGTTTCCCAGACAGTTACGTTGGGTGGACGTTGTTGAGCCATGATAGAACCTTACTTGATCGTGACGGGGCGCGCAGCCCACTGCGCAGCGCCCCACTTAATTAGCGTGTTAAGAGCCCTTGGTCGTCCCGCTGGGCAATTAGTCTACAAAATGCGACAAGCTCATTGAGTTGGAGCTGGCCTTTCATTGTGTTGATTGCGTTCAAGACGAGCCAGATGTTGCCGACTTCGTATGGAAGTTTGGGGTCAATGCGATCAAGTGATGCGTTGTTGTATCGTTGGCCCGCGCCCCTGATCAACGACATTGGCAGGCCAGTAATGGCGCACTTTCCATTCTGTAATTTCCAGAGAGTGATTAGGTCTTCGGGCCTCAGAGATTTCTTGCCCTTGTGCTTGCGAGACGTTGAGAGGATGCCCTTGAAATAATTTATTGGGTCTTGCATCCGGATGGCGTGGTCAATTTGGCGACAGGGTAGGCACCTGCCGTAGGGCTTCCCGTGCTTCGAGATGCGAAACTCACTATCGTCTTTTTCGTTTTCGCATCTCGAAGCACGGG